CCGATTCCACCGCCTATTACTAGGTACTTTGACACCTCTTCAATAGTCACCCACTGAAGAGGTCGGACTAGACTATATCATCCCTTTTGATTCTTATTACGTGCTCTCATATAGCAGTTCCTACATAGGCCTCCGCTATTGTGCTTAGTTTGAGTAGTACCACACATAGTACAACAATCGTAGTTCCTAGCCCAACGACCTGCATACTTAGCCTTACGTGCTGCTATAAGCTCCTCTTGGTGCTCATTACAGTGGCATTTTCTGCATTCAACTATTAGATTGCTGTCCTCATTGTTTGGGTCTTTAACGCCTCTGCCATGTCTGTCCTTATGATGTACAGTTAAGTTCTTTTCATCATACTGCTGTCCACATTTGCTACAAGTATAATTACACGCTATTAGTAGCTCTTGCCTCTTGCTGTCAAAATATTCTTTTTCCCTGAAGGCCTTGTTCCTTTGAAGTATAGTATCTTTATTATTTCCATAGGTTCTCTTAGCCCTTGCTCTAATCTTCTTGTGCAATTCAGGGTCTTTGTTGGCGTTGCGTTCCCACTCTCTCTTATAGCACTTGCGACATTGTTGTTTACTTGGTGCATAGAGCTTATCAAACTCTTGCCCGCAGTCTTTACATAGCATAATATAACACCCCTTTATATAAAATATCCTCTACTGGTATTATATTACATCCTGTCAATCAATGTCAAGCTACATTATAAATAAATCTCCATTCAGTAGCGTATAGTCGTTGAGGATTCGACTCCCTTAGGAGTACGTCTTTCCTGCGGATTATCCCTTCCATTGCACTTTTTACTATCTCTAAGGCGTTACCCTTCGCCCCTCAGTGTATCACTACCTGAGGTTAGTATGCATGTCTTCGGGACGTTCCCGCATATGGCTACTTTTTAATTCGACCATGTTGTTAATCGAATATGATAACATCAGCATCAACACCTTCACCGAGCTTAGCACTATGTCCTGACCTGAAAAATATAAAGCTACTACCTATTCTTCTTAGCCTTACATTATCTACTATATCCTCACCTTGCTTCTTCTTACCAGTGGTTACGTCAATACCCATACGGTCTTTAATATACGGGCTGTCTTTCATAACCTCTTCTATTCTGGTCTTACTAAAATCGGCTACTTGGTCAAAGGTTGGAAATACATATACTGCTTTAGTGTATGGATGAGTATCACAAAACCATAAGGTTTCTCTAACTTCATTCTCACTCATACCACATTGTCTGGACTTTTGAGTAGCTTTGTGTGGGTGCTGGTCATCTAGTATCTGCTGCAATAGTTGTCGCTGCCCTCTGAGTCCTATGCTTTGTTCTGCTGGGCTTATCTGATTAGCTCGTCTTATATCATAGCTTCCATCTTTATTTAGCTGCTCGAATCTATAAGGCTTACCTCTGAGGCCTGTGTAATACTGGGCCCAGATGCTGGGCCTATGCTTTATCTGGTATTCAAGAATCTGCTCATTAGTTAGGGCTTGCATGTGCTCACCTGCTCTCTCCTAGTGGGCTATATTTTTCCCTTAAATCAGGGTCCTTACCTACATAGCATATATCACCAAACCCCTCAGAGTACTCAGGTGGCTCTAGTTGGTCGCTCATTTTCTCAATTATAGGTATTAGGTCTTTTTGGTCTGCTTGTGCTGCCCTTACCCTACACATATACTGTGTTGCATCTATCCATATAGCCTCTGCATAGTAGTCATACTTAGTAGCTAACTTTAGCAGCTTAGCTCTTGCTTGTACTGTGGTGTTAGTCTCATCTATAATTATATTAACGCCCTGCTGCATAAGTATCTTTAAACTTATATCTCTTGTGGCCCACATCATAGCCTTGCCCTCTGCATAATATCTTTGGCCATACATTAGCTGTCTAAACTCATCAGCGGATATTACAACCTCGCTAGTCTTATAATCACGTGCCCAGGTGCTCTTACCTGCTCTTGGTAATCCTATTAATACTGTTAGTCTGCTTTTCATTAATTATCATCCTCTCTGTAATTATTATTCATATAGCTGCATATACTGTAGGGTAGTAACCCTGCTGCATTAAGTATATATGAAGAGGCTGTATAACACTTTGTTGTACATCGTAATTTAGCCTCTTCAATTGATATATCTAGCCTCTGAGTATACTGTAGAGGCTAGTGTATTACATAACGTTTTACTCTTTCTCTCCAGTAATGGACCTTATAATATCATTGCCCACTGCATCAAACTCAGCCTCTAGTGCCTTGCGCTCTTCAGCTGTTTTAGTATTAAGCATCATTTCCACTGGTATAGCTGCAAGCCCCAGTGTGCCTTGGATTGTGGTACTTTGTTCAATACTAGTCTGTTCAACAAACTCGCCTTTCTCCTGGCTTATCTGCTTGGCTATAGTCTGGATAGCACTCAGTACTGGACCTATGCTTTTATCAGTCAATTTAACATGACCTATTTCATTTATTACTTTGTCAAATAATAGTGCTGTTATTTTGTTGAGACCTGCTATTCTCTCTCTCTGGTTGGCCCAGCCTGTCTCTAGTGTTAGACCGTCAACATGCTCCTTAAACTCAGGATGCTGCAACCATCCATACATTGTCATCCTGCTATAGCCCACTGCCTCAGCCACTTGTCGTAGAGGCCAGCCTGCTGCCATTAGTTCTGCTGCTTTATATCGTGGCTCATTCCATTCCCAAACCTTAGGCACTGACTTATAGTAGGCCCTTGGTATAACTATCTTATACTTCTTTCCATTGCTACCTCTGACTTCAAGTGGTATATAAGAAGCGCCATCCTGCTTCGGTGGTACATCGTCTAGTATCTCAACTACCTCTGAGCCAGGCAGTGGTAGGCTTCTAACTAGTTTGTCCTCGTCTCTGTTGAGGTCTTCCTCTGTATGCTTTACTGGTTTAATTGCTGCCTTTAGTTTCCGTATCAGTGCCATAGCCTCATTCCTCCTGCTTCCAAAATTTTCTATAGGCAAAAAATAAGCTTCTGTCTAGTTTTGTATAACCCAATTCTACCATATTATAGTAGCTTTTGTATACAACTCTTTACAACTTTGAACAACATATATTTATATATATATAGAGGATTATTATTATTTATTATTATTATTTATTAAAAAAAGCTTCAGTAGTAGTAGAGTAGAAAACTAGAAAAAAAAGAAAAAGTTTAAAGTACACAAACACTATAGGAATTGAGTAGAATTTATTTGGGATTATTTTCTATTTTATTTTATTTATTAGTGATTTTTTATCAAAAGAATTTTTCAAACTATAATTACGTACCAACTCGTAAGGAAATCTCGATGTAACACACTTTTATTTTTTCAGATTTTTTTAAATTTTTGAAGAAAAAAAAGACCCTTAAAAAAATAAAAAAAAATGGAGGGGGGTGTTTGTGTGTTGTATCGAGATTTCCTTACGTACTCGTACGTGAAAACGGTTTAGATTGCAGAGTTTGCAAAAAGCGATGCTCAATTAGATGTGATAATAATATTATATCATTTAATTATAGATATAGTACCTCTGAATAGTAATTAAAATAATTCATTGGCATATTGTAATACATAGGCATATATATTATACTATAGGAAAATAAAGGAGTGGTGGTATATGGAAGAGAAAAGATACACAACAGGTGAGTTTGCAAAGGCTATAGGCAGGTCAATATGCGGTGTACAAAAGTGGGATAGAAAGGGTATATTAATAGCTAAGCGCACACTAGGTGGTAGGCGCTATTATACTGATGCTGATATTCAAGCAGTAAATGAAAGGGAAGGTGTAGTAAATGGAAAATAATTTAACACTAATTTCAAGGCGCTCAAACTATGGTATAGCTTATGACTTGTGGGAGAATAGCAGTGGCCAGGTATTTATGACCGCTGTGCAGCTAGCACAGATAGTAGGCTACAAGGATAAGAAAGGTATAGAGAATGTATTAAATCGTAATGAGTACTTAAAAGAACCTGAGTTTTCAACTACCCTCAAACTGAATGCGGTTGACGGCAAACTCCGTGATACCAGGGTTTTCACTGAAGATGGTATATATGAGATAGCAATGTTAGCTCGTACTGAAGAGGGTAAAAAGTTCCGTGCTAAGATAAGAAGGATAATAAGAGAAATGTCCATTAAAAAGGTAGTCGATAAATTACCTAAGGAAACATTTACTGAGTGTGGGTACATGAAAGAGACTGGAGAGGCTCAGAGTATATTACTAGATATTATGCATAGTATGCCTCTCAATAAATATGTAGATTGGTATGATAGAAACATACAAGCTAAAAGGGAAAGAGAGTGGGATAAGGTAATAAATAAAAAGTTAAAAGAACAAAAATCAAATATCATTTAATATATTAAAATAGGCCTCAGAGCTCGGTGCTCCAAGGCCTTATGTATTATTTACAGCAAGCAGTGCGGTTATAGCATTAACGACACTGACACCATTGTATCACCTATAGTCTTATTTGTCTACATAAAAAAGAGTACACACCATGCGGCGCATACCCTGTGTCCTCTGTATATCCTAAGCTTACTTAGTTCTTTTCTCAATGCTCATAGTTTTGCTATTAACTCTTAAGTCATCTTTGCCATTATCTAAATTATACTTAGTTGCTACTTCTTCCCAGAAAAGCTCACTCTTCATCTTATACACTTCCGCTGCTGCTTTGTGTTTCTTCATAGCCTCTACTACTTCATCTTTTTGCCAATCAGCCATTGTTCTAGCTACACTCAAGTTCATAAAAGAATTTATTTCTTCAGCTGTCATTGTACTAATCACTGTGTATTCTTCTTGAGCTCCAGCCTCTTCAGTATCATTAGTGCCTACACGTACTGGGCACTTATCTTTAACCTTGCATACCTTGCAATCCTCTTCAGTGTGTCCCTCTTTACCACTCATCATACCTTTAAATGCACCCTTTAGTAATTCATTTAATATACTATCCATAATTCTCCAGCTCTCCTCATTCTTATATTATTTTTTTATTTATTAATAACCTAGGACCTTAAAACCGTTTGCCAAGAACATAGGTGTATTGGCCTCACCATTAGCTTCAACATATTGTGCCATATATTGTATACACTCAAGTTGAGTTCCAACATTAACTACCTTGCATTGGCCTCCCTGCTTTGCAATAGCAAACCAAGATATTTCTGGCTTGTTTGGCTTATGGATTTTAACTTTGTCTACCTCTTCAGTCGCTTTTGTACTCTTGTCTGTTTTAGCCTTCGTAACTACTTTACTACTTACTACTTGCTTTTCCACATTAACATCTGCCTTCCGTGTCTTTATGCTTTTTGTTCTAGTTGTTTTTTTACTTGCAGGCTTGCTTATGCGCTTAGTTGCAGACACGTACTTTAGTGCACCACTCTTTCTAGCTGCCATAGCCCTATACCACCTCTCACTTACATAAACAAAAACGACCAGGCTCTATCTCCTGGCCTATTTATAGTATACAACATTGAACAAACATATACAACACAATTATGTAAATTTATCTTAAATTTTTTAAATTTTATTTTATTACCCTTTGCACCCCTTGCATAGCAATACTTTCCATGTTATACTATATCTGATGAACCAGTAATATCCTATATACATCTACAAAATAAAAAAGAGAGGTGCACCAGATGGTCTTGGTGTACCTCTCTTTTATTACTTATCGCCCCAGTGAGCCTTATCATAACTAAGATTAACTGCTCTATCCCTATAAGCTGTATGACCTGCTATGCTTGCTATCGCATCTAAACTATAGCCAGCCTCTGTAAATTCTTTTACTAGCATATTATACCTATCCTCATGTACTTTATCCCTTGCTACATACTTATCCATATCTGGGTCAGCCTCTAGTGCTTTCTTAGCCTCTATGCATATAGCCTCGTGTAATACATTAAATGCTGGATTAACATACTGCTCCCTGGGCTTTCCTATTACATCAGAATATAAATACTTTGGTACAGTATCAAGTAGCCGCCTACCTATAAACCAGGGCATGTCCGATATATTAAAAGCGCCTCTTTTCACACTGTCCATATAATCCTCAATAATAATTTCAAAGTCTTTATTCATTTTATACGCTCCTCTATATTATTTAGTATAAGTAAGTAAGTCCTCTACTTTGCAGTCCAATACACTGCAAAGCTTTTCTAAATGTTCCTTAGCAATGTATCTCCATTTGTTAGTGCAATAGAAAGATATTGTTGCTAATCTTATTTTTGTCATAGTAGCTATTTCTTGCTGGGTCATTTTCTTCTCTGTTAGTAGCCTCTGTAAGTTGCTCTCTACCATAGTTTTCATCCCCTTTATTTATATTATATGCTGGTTAAAAAATTATTTGTCATCTTTTTACTAATAACGGAATACATATATAGTATAAAATAAATTTAATTAAAAAGGGGATATATAAATTATGAAAAAATCATTAAGAATCTTTACTGCTATGATTGTTGCCTCTACTACTCTATTAGCTACTCCAGTATTTGCTGCTACTAATTCTAACCAATGTAATACTAATGGAACTACTCAAGGTACTGGAACCACTAACCCTAATGCAAATCAAAATGCACATAAAGATAAAGATACTGGAACTACTACTGGTGCAGCCTCTGATAATAATAGTAGCACTGCTAATAGTAATAGTAGTACTGCTAATAATACCACCGACAATAGTACATCCACCATAGATAAAAGCACCTCTGTAGATGTTAAGGACAGCGGAAACACTACTAGCACAACTACAAATAACACTAGCATTGATAATAGCACAACTACTATAGATAAGAGCAAGACTATAGATAGCAATAATACTAACATTGACGCAAGTACCACTAACATTGATAAGAGCACCACTAACATTGATAAGAGCAAGACTACAGATAGTAATAATACTAGCATAGATAATAGCACAACTAACATTGATAAGAGCATCACTAATATAAATAGCAACAATACAACTATAGGCAGCAATAACACAACTATAAATAATACTACTAATGTGATAACAAATATTACCAACGTTTCTAGTACAACTACAAAAGATACTAGCACTGTAGTTCCTGTTGTAATAGCTCCTGCTAAAGATAATAACGCAACTTCAAATACTGGAAATAGTACAACTACTACACCTGTTGCAGCTACAACTACTACTGGCTCAGCTGTAATAGCTACTTCATCTTCATCAGGCCACCACCACTCAAACTCAAGTAGTGTATATGCAGCTGCAGCCACAGAGGCAGCTACTAAAGATACTTTCACTGGCTGGACCTTAAAGAATATGAATTGGTATTATGTGGATAATGGCGCTAATAAGGTAGGCTGGTTCTCAGACGCTGATGGCTATAAGTACTACTTAGATGCAAGTGGTGTAATGTACACTGGCACTCATACTATAGATGGTGTAACTTATACATTTAGTAACACAATCGACGGCCACCGTGGACACTTAGTATCAACTAGCTATAAAAAATAACAAAAAAAAACCAGTAGATGTTACTCTACTGGTTTTACTTATTAGCTATCTATCATAATTGATTATCTCAGTTTCATCACAGTCATCATTATATTGTTCTAGTAGATTTAATAGACACGCTCTTTTGCTGCAGGTACAGAATGTGCAGCTGTCGCTTGGTGCACCATCCTTTGCACATTGTCTCATAAGGTCTTCTAACTTACTATTCATCTATCATTGCCTCCCTATTATTAATTTTAGGCTTCCTTACATTTGCAGCAGTAGTAGAGGCAAAGGTTATTTGATACCTTAGCCAATTTACCTCATCCTCTGTCTTGCACTGATTATATAAGTCATCTAAAAATGCCATCACATCTAAAAATTGTAGGACCAGTAGTCCCTTATCATTTCTTTTTAGCATTTATCATCACCTCTAATTTAGTCATCATATTACTGCTCCTCCTCTTCTATTTCTTCAAATACATTATCGTCAACCAATTGGTGCAACAGTTGTCTACTTATTATGCTAGGCATCTGAAATGCATTAACTTTGCATCTAAACTCAATTCCGTTTAAAGTTATTATTTCATCTTTTTTAACTAAAAACATAGTATATTTCCACCTCCTACTAATGCACAATATTTAAGAATTGTGCCTTAATTAGCTACATTTCTATAACTTTAACATCAATTATTTTTACACCATCTTTAGTGCTAAAATACGCACCCTGTATCCCTTGTGATGTTAAATCATTTAATATTTTATTAGCCTCAGCTTCCCTTTTTTCATCAATCCAATATTCTATTACCAGTTTCTTTTGCATATAGTAGCCTCCTTAGTGCTGCACTGTAGTTGAACCCTGAGCCTTAAGCGTTGTCCACCCAGGTATCCAGCTAGGCTCACCATATTTCCTTTTATATCCAATTACATTTACATAGTCCATTACTTGCTTGCCTGCTATATATGTGTGGTCCTCTGCATACATTGCAAGTAATACTTGACCAGTTGCTAAGGCATCATAGTAGGCGCTGTGCCATGCCATATTCTCGACCCCGTAGTATTTGCATAGGCTTTCTAGTTTATGTGGGTAGGGCTTCCTATCCCTGGCTATTGTTAGTGTATCAAGTAAATCATGTTCTAGTGCATAGCCATAGCCCTCTGCCGCTGTAGTTAGAAATGAGTAATCAAATAGTATATTTTGACCCACTACTAAGCTATCATCTATAAATTGTATTAGTACATCTATTGCTAGCTCCTCGGTCAGACCCTTAGCAATGTCTTCAGTTGTATGACCAGTGAGCTTAGTCATTTCTTCACTCATTGGATAAAGCACAGGGTCTTGACATACCATTGTATTGAACATAGCCACAGGTTCAAACTCTGTAAATCTTACTGCGCCTATCTCTATTATTGCGCTGTTAGTTGGGTCAAGACCAGTTGTCTCGAAATCAATTACTGTAAATGAAAGTGGCATTTCTTTAACACTATAAGCCTTACTTATTTTCTTTAACATCTTTAATTCCTCCCTTTCATAAAATTAGCAATGTACTCAGCTGGTTTTAATAGGTCTTCACCAGTCCAACCTCTTGCAAGTCTGCCTTGTATAGTACTTTTAGCTACACCGCTAACGTCTGCCCACTCAGACACTGTTTTAGTTTCTCCATTGATAGTTATACGTGTAGCGCGGTGGCCAGGCTTAGCTAAAGGCTCTAGTAGCCTGCTGTTGTCCCATTGCCTGTCCATTCTGGCTTGGATTGTGTCTATGGCTAGGCCACTGATAGCTGCCCACTCTTTTATGGACTTCGTTTCCCCATCTATAGTTATACGTCTTATTTTATACTGTGATGCTTCTAGTATTCTTTCAGGCTCCCAGCCATGCTTAATTCTCTCATTAACTACGTGTGGTGACAACCCATATTCTTCTGCCCACTCAGTGCCTGTTTTTGTGACACCGTTTATAGTTGCATATTTAGCGGTTCTCTTATGCCTCTCATTTTCTTTATGCGTTATAAACCTACAATTGTCAGGGCTATAGCCTTTGTCATTATCTTTTCTATCTAGTTCTAGTCCCTCAGCATAACCATTGGCCATAGCCCAAGTATAGAAGGCCATGAAATCATTTTTCCACTCGTCACATACTGTAATGCCCCTGCCACTGTAGTTTTTATACATTTTACTTTCAGTGTTTTTAGCATTGCACCTTCTCTTCATACTTCGCCACTTTTTGTATATTTTAGTATTGCTCATACCATGTGTGCACACACCCGTTACATTCACTATCTATCATCCTCTCCTATAAAATATTAATGCACAACGCCTAGACGCTGTGCACTTACTTCCTACTATCTATGTTTAAAATTCTTTAAGCGCACTATTAATGCTATTATAAATAAGCGTAATACAATTAGCTCTAGTATAACCTTTGCTATAAGCAGCCACCTATATACAGTCATAGCTTAAGTCCTCCTTATAGGTTTCATTAAACTTAGTTATTAGCGCTTGTAGCACATCTTGATAAGCATTAAAATCTACTGGCCCCTGTAGTGCTTCATAGTGGACCCTGGTGCCTATTAAATGAGGCTTACCTATTTCTACTACCTTGAACCCTAAGCCACACTCCTTAGCATGTACATGAATAATACAGAGGTCATAGGTTCTTCTATCATTTTTAAATAGTCTTGAATTAAGTGCTGGGTAATTAACTGTATAGTGCGCAAAGCCCACCTCAGGTGAACCTGTACTCTCTCTATCCTCTGATTTATTTATTACTTTTAACAACCTTAGCATAATTAACTTCCCCTCTCACATATATCTATTTATTTCTCAATTGTTTACCCTTATACCATTTAGTTTACCTTACTTAAAATCCACATAGTCCTGTAATATAAGTTTTGAGTCGCTGTAGCTTTGGCTACTCAGTACACGACTAGTCATTGATACTAATTGCTCAGCCTGCCCTGCATTAGCTAGGGCACCCTGTGCTAGCTCTAACATATTGAATATATCCCAGTCCTTTAAGTCCTTAATTTCTACCATTGGTTTCATTACATTACATCCTTTCACTATTCAAATTTATTTCTTAAGTTAAGTCCTGAGGCACCCCTGCCCCAGAACCTATTTATTTACTAATAGTTGCACCAGCCTAGGAATGCTGCTTTCTTATAGCACTCTTTTTTGGGCTCTTTTCCTATGTCCACTATCCAGTCGTCGCCCCCTATCTTTGCCTCACAGTCTTTATTTTTACAAAGTGCTAATATTTGATTAACAGTATAGCCATCATAGACTTTTACCAGCATCTTAGCCGCTTGCTTATCACTCTTAGCCACTATCACACCATCTAGTCCCTCATTAAACTCATATACATGCATCTTTTTCATTTACACCCACACCCCTTTTATAGCATACATGCTTTATTTAGCTTGTCGAAAATATCGTCCCCGTATAATTGTAGCATTGTGTATATTAAGTCGTTGTCATACAAGTACCCGTGGTCGTGTTCATTTATTAAAAGTCTTGCGCCTCTTATCTCGTCCAATCTTATAAGCATTATAAGGTCCTCTGGTCTTACATCTTTCCAGTAGAGGCCTACACATTTGCGTTCTATACTAGTTTTAAGACAGTCGCTCCATACGCCATAAGCCTCTCTCATTTGCTCTACAGTTTTAATAGGCTCTAAACTTATATGGAAGCCGTAGTCACCGTCCATGTCCTCTATTGTGCATAGTAGCTCACCCTTGAAGCTATTAGCATAAGCTTGGTTTGTCCCGTCAAAGTCTGGTAGTAATTGAATAATTTTTGCTGGTACTATAAACTTCATGTCATCAAAAAACTTATCCTCTGCATGATAATCACTAAAATAATATTGAGCTAATGTTCTACTTCTCCAGCCGTTAATAGGTATAGTCTTTTTATTATGGATAGTTCTCATTATTAATACACATCCTTTTATTTTATTTTGGGAGCTGCTGCTCCTCTACTCTTACTATACAAAGGCCTTTCCAGAAAGTATATGGGCTCTATGAATAGGTCTCATCAGCTAATTCTTCTTGCGTAGGCTCCTCGTCTTCACCGTTCCAGTCAAATTGGCATTCTCTTACATATTCAGGGTCATGTGTACAATCTTCACAGTAGCTAGTGCCCCTGTGTTCACATAGGTCCTCAAATTTACAGGCCATTATAGTGTACCTCCTTTTTCTGATTTCTTAATATACCTGTAGCTTATATCTCTTCTGGTCCAAGGTTTTGTTGCCACAGGTTTAGGTGTACTTGAGTATCCTTGAGTTTGGTTTTGCGCTAATAACCTGCCGTTGTCTGTAGCGTATAACACGGCCTCTGTTCTCCATAGGTAACCCTCTTCATCCATCTTGCCTATGCTAAGAGCTGTTTCAGGTGTATCAAAATTATAAGTTGCACCGTCCACTATTACCTCAGTGCTTACGCTGCCTGGTACTCTACCCTCATCATTTATCACTATGCTATTGGTAATACTGTCATTTATCTCTATCTTTATACACATAGTATCCTCAGGAACCTCTACTAATTTAATGTGACCATGTTGATTTATAAATTTTAATATCATATATCTTCATCCTCTCGCTTACGTTTTTTACATATTTTATATTATTGCTATACTATTATTATACACAATATTGAACAAATTTAAACATCTTTTTTCTGACAAAAAAGGGCACCACTGTCGGCACCCTCTACTTGTTAGTCTTCATCCATTACCGCTGTAAAGCCGTAGCTTTCACAGTAGTCGTAAAACTTTTGTTCTAGCTCTTCTTGCTCATCATGTGCCCTGTCTTGCGTCTCCTCTGCATCTTCGTCCTCTTCAGGGCTCTCTACTATGTCAATATATAGCTGAGCTTTAGACTTATATCCGTTGTCTCGTCTCCAGGTACTGAAGTCAAGCTCCTTCTTTTCTACTTGCTCCTCTAGGTCATCAAAACCATTCCATACATTATTTAAGATTAATTCAAGTTCTTTATTTATTATTATGCATGCTGCCTCGTCTCCAAACTCTTCATGCTCTAATAGATACACCTCTTTGCCACTGAAATAAGCCTCATCTATTATATACCAAGTCCCTTTAAATCCTTTAACACTTATATTATCTTTTTTCATTTAATACACACCCTTTTATTTATTTTGGGAGCCCAGAGGCCCCACTATCATTATATCCTAGTAAAGCAGGATTCCTAAATCCTCACGTAAATAGCTGTCTTTTTCAGGAAAGTCTGGTTCACCTGCTGCTTCCCAGGCATGGCAGCCACAGCCATACATCCAGTGTATTGAGCCATAGCCTTTATACTCACCTAATGCTAATAGCATATAACTAGCTTCATCATATAGCTCATGTAGCTCATACTCAACGCCAACTTTAGTAGTACTAGTAATTAGTGAGTCAACACCTAGTCTATACATGTAATAGTCTAAACTTCTATAATTAAATAAGGCTCTATATCTATCTGCTAATACCTTATGACTTATTTGTTTATTTTTGATACGTTTATTTTTAGTCGTAGCTTCTATGGTTGCATTAAGCTCTTGCAATTGGTGGTAGTACTTCATTTTTTCTTCACCTATTCTAGCTACACGCTCAGCACCTATTTTACCAGCATATCGCTTACAATCACCTTTTAAACCATTTTCTACTCTATCACTTCCGTATGATACACCAAACTTATCTAACATTATTTTTTACCTCCTTTTAATGTTTTATTTACAGCCTCTACGATACTTGACCAGATTTCTTTGGGTATACTATAGCCGCTACAGGGTAACCACGCATTCTTGATATATTTAAGAGTAGTGAATACCACAAACTCTTTACCTTTTAATTCACAGATTCTAGCCTCTCTCTTTTCATGCTCACTTATAATCTCTGTACTTACTAACTCTTCTTTATCCCACTTAAATTCTTTTTTACCTGCCATAATTAATACACATCTTTCTTATTTATTTTGGAGGACCCTGAGGTCCCCTCTATTTGTTATATTGATAAACCAGTTCCTATAAAAAATGCTTGAATAGCTGAAGCTGTTTCAGCCTCTGTAACATACGCATAAGCCACCGCACCATCCATTGCATTTAAAGTAATCCCAGCTATTAAAAGTGCTGCGGCTATCCCTAGTGCAATTGCTGCTTTATTATTATTTGAATGTTGCTTCCTTATCTGTCTCAAAGTAAGCTCTTTATTCATATATTGGTTGTATTCAGATATACTCATTACTGTTGTTTTCATAATTAACACCATCCTTTTATTTTATTGTAGGGGCTATGCTGTAGCCCCTGTATTATTTAGTAGCTATTCAGTTACACCGCCGAGGTGTAATTCATCTTTTTTCATGTAGAAGTATTCATTACCTGGATGATACATGCAATGCTCTAATACTGTATTTAGAGCATCTCTGTCTGAGTTGCTCCAGCCACCCCAGCTTACTATCTTTTTAGCGTTTAGGTCATACTCTAGTATTGTAGTGTCATAGTGCTCTAGCTCTAATATTCCAGCCGCATAAGTAGCAGCATATACGTGTTTTCCATTTCTTGTTATATGCGCCTCTACATTTTCCATTGCTCTTTTTACCATGTTTTCTACACAACCGATTCTTTTACTCATTATTAATACACATCCTTTTATTTTATTTTGGGGGACTGTATCCCCTCACTATTACTATACAAAGGCCATTCGAGAAAGTATACGCCCCATTCTAGGGTCTCTCCAGGGCATAAAAAAGGACCAGAGGCTACATGAGCTGCTGGTCCTTGAATATTTTATTTAATTGGGTTATAATGTAAATGCAAGAGTTAATAGAGAGAATTAATTTCAAGGGCTATTAGATACTGGACGGTAAACCAGTGTCTAATTTTATTTAGTGTATTTGATAGATGTAAAAACCATTCATATAGTGCTCTTCACCATCTACGGGGGATAAGATGCCTCTACCGTCATTATCTTGTATATACTCTATACATGCTTTCAAGTCTAGTAGGCTATTATATTTTATAGCGTCTTTAAACATTTCATCACCATATTCATTTTTATACCACTCTATAGGGTCTTGCTCTCCACACATAGTCTCTACTAGCTCGTCCTCGTCCGCTGCATCTGCGCCTTCAAGCTCAACCTTAAGCTCTTCTTCGTCCATACAGCCTATTTCGCCTTCAAAGTGGTCATGCATACAGTCGTCAAACCACTCTGTATCTACATAGTTGTCTAGGAAGTACTTTTGTGTCTCTTTTGATACAAAGTCTAGGCCTAAGTCATCATATAGGTCCTTTTCAAATTGCTTAAAAGCGGCATCAGCCTCATGTCTTGTATACACTTTATAGGTGTCGCACCCGTCTATTTCTACTTCATCGTTATCTATAATTTTAATACTAGTTACGTCGTACTCATGTTGTTCTAATACAGCTGCTAATTTTTTATAATCCATTATTTAACACCATCCTCATTTATATTTTCATTTAATGCATGTTCGTAGGCTTTTCTTAGCTTTTCAGTTTCTAATAGTGCCCTGTGTAAGTGTCTGTTTATTCTTTCATAGTCCTGGTATAAATCATGCCCAACTATAATTGACATACAATTATTCTGTGTATATTCTACTTTAGTTTTTAATAGCTCTATAGCTGCTTCTATACTTTTTAGTCTGTCACACTCTGCTTCTTTAACTGGTAATTTCATTTAATACACCATCCTTATATTATAGTGGACCCTGAGGCCCACCTATTATTTACTTTTTATTTCTATGCTTAGCCATTATTTCAGCTATTCTGGCTTTTTCAGCTGCCTGTTTAGCTGCTGCTTCTTTTTCCATAGCAGGCCTAGCCTCTGTAGCTTGCTTATATAGCTCTACTTCTTTGTCTATGATTTCTTTGTGGTCTTCAACTAGTTTAGCCATCCATGCATTGGCCCAGGTTCTAGCTTTAGCTTCACTACTAAATTTTTGTTCTAAGTCTATAAACTCTTTTCCTGGCTCCTCTGAGCATATCCAGCTACTACTAGTATTATCATAGTGGTAATTTCTATATTTTTTAATTAAGTAGTCTTGGTCTCTATAGGTATCGTGTACGCTGTCACCTAAGTTTTTATGATTATATTTATCACCTGCAAGTGTAAGCTTTTGGCCTCTTACTGAAACTTCCCATTTCATCTTTTTAAGGTCTGTTCTTTCCTTCATGCTTATAGTAAATTCATAGTTAACTGTTTTATATTCGTAAACCTCATACCAGGCTACTTTTTGGTAGCTACTACCTTCTTGTTTTCTACAGTGCCATGTATAAGGTTTTTCAGTCCAATTTACCATTGCATATAATTTATAATGATAATTTCTAATTTCTTCTTTTTCTGTTAAATCCTTTTGTAGGTTACGAAGCTTCTCTTGTATTTCCTTTATTTCATTTTCTTTGTTTACTACTTCAGTAACTGTACCTTCTACTAATTCTTTGAAATTGTTTTTTGTTTTACTCATATTAATACACCATCCTTTTTTTATTTTGGGAGTGTACTGCACTTCCCTTATTATTACTATACAAAGGCCATTCTAAAAAGTATACGGCCCTTTATGTCTACAGTATTAGTATGTCCAGGAACCAAAAATATATGCACCTCTTTGAAGTGCATATATTGTTAATTATTGTAGAGGCTTACTCTTCATCCTCTACTATCTCTATTTTACCTTTTCCCCAGGCACTGTATTCAGTTCTAAATTGTTCTTGATTGAATATAGAGAATATTATACTTTCATAGTCATCTTTATATCTATTGTATATATCTACGGGTCTAGTATTAACACCATCCCATCCAGATTCATAGACACCTAGTAGCTCGTAGCCTTGTTCTATTATGTCAGTATCTTTATATATGGTATTAGCGTTTTTAGGGTTATTACTTATAAACTCAAAGTAGTCTTCAATGTTTAAGCACTCATGACATATACGCTCACAGTTCATATCTACATAGTCAGGTAACCAGCTATAGCTGTCAGGACTAATCCTAACTATTTTATTGCATCTGCTGCAAGTTGAATACTCATCATCGAAGCCCCAGTCGTTGCTTATTTCGCTGTCTATGCTATTACCTAGCGCCTTTTCAATTTGTGCGTGTTCATTCCAGCTGCTAACAACTAGGAAGTCTTTACCTTCATAAGTTCCTACATAAGAGTCAAGTTCTAATTCATTAATAATGTTTGATATTCTTTCCATTTATACAACACCATCCTTTTTATTCTGGGGGACTGTATCCCCTCAATATTACTATACAAAGGCCTTTCTAAAAAGTATACGCTATCTTTATAGTAATAGTATACCCTTTACGCTGCTTGTTATACAAGGATAACTCTGGTAGTATAGTCTGTGTACAACAAAAATTTATATAAGTGTTATACAGCCAGGCAGGAACTTCTGTAATGGTGTCGAATATAGTGTATTACAGGGACTTAGTTTTCTGTATAACAATAAAGGAATAGGAGCAGTGAAAATGACAAATACAGCAATCAAGAAAACAAATCTAAAACCAGCAATTACAGTGGACCCAGAAGTATTAGCAATTGACCTAGGCTATACCCAAGGTAAGGCAGTAGCAGCTCACTGGAGCTGTAAATTTGCTAGCATAGTAAAGAGACGTTCGGAGGTCGTAGTTTCAGGTTTAGCAGACTCAGAGGGCTATATCATAACAGACCAGGTAGGTGTATGGAATGTAGGTGCTAAGGGTTCATATGACTTTAACGCAGAGCGTCTAGTATCTCAGAGCGATACACCGAAGATGCTTGCAATGCTAGGCCTCTACAATGAGGAGACTGGAAAGAGTGTTATAGACTTAATAGTTAGCGGCTTACCCGTAGAAGAGTTTATGGTAGATGAGATAAGGGATAACTTTACGGAGAGGCTTAAAGGTGACTTCAAGTTTGGTTTTGGTGATAGTGAGAAGTTTGTGCAAGTTAAAAGGTCTCTTACTCTCCCACAGTCCGCTGGGGCGTTCTTTGACTTTGTATTAAATGAAGATGGCACTGAGAACATGGACCACATAGAATTAGCCTCAGAGGATGTGCTAGTGCTTGACCTCGGTGGAAAGACTACAGATGGTTGTATCATGGAGGCTGCAAGCTTCAGCCAGGATAGCTTCACTATACAGCACGGCGTTCATAAAGTACAAAATGAGCTTAGGAAGCTTGTGCTTAAGAAGCATAAGTACGCTATACCCCCTTATAAAGTTGATGAGGTCCTAAGAACAGGACTAGTTAAACTCGGAGGTGTTAGCACAGACGTTGCTGACTTATGCAAGCAAGCAATAGACCAGGTATTCCCAGAGCTTGCTCAGGAGCTTAGTGTATGGGTTCCAGACTTCAGAAGGTTCTCAGCTATACTAATATGTGGAGGTGGCGCAAACCTCTACTATGACTATCTAGTAGAGCTTACAGGCATCCCCGTTATAAAGTTAGACGAGCCTGAGTACTCTAACGCCAGTGGCTATAGGAAATATGGAATGCTAAAGATTAAGGAAGGATTGATATAAGATGGCTATGATTAGTAAACCAGTTGGTTTTCGACTTAATCCAAATACAGATGCTGATATAATAAAGGACCTAGACAAATACAAAGATAGGACAAGCAGGCTTAAAGAGGTATATCGTAGGGTGCTTGCTATAGAGCAACAAAAGTACCCAGGTGCTTTAACACAGCATCAAATAGACAGAGCAGCAACAGAGACTCAAGTAGCCACAGAGGTGCTACCACAGCGTCAAATAGATAAACTAGTAGTAGCTAACAACATACAGGAAGAGGAGAAAGTAGTTAATACACCTGAAGAGGTAAAAGAAGAACATAAGAGAGAGGACTTTTTTTGGCAGAACTTCCCAGAGCCTACAGTTAAGCCAAGCCCCCTAGCTAAGAATAAGGATAAAGAGCAGCTAAGAAGCTCAGTGAAGAGTAGGCTATTAGGCAATAATTTTTAAAATTCCATTATTTACCGTGCATATAAAAGCTAGAAATGCACATACTAATAGTAGAGAAATAAGAGAGATAGAAGGAAGGTGTGTTATCTTCAATTATACAGGACATTTGGTCATAGGTTCCATAGTAGCTTACTTTATAGCGCATAGTCCAGTATTATTCATGGCAGTACTTATAGGCAGCTTATTACCAGATATTGACCAGAGAAATAGTACACTAGGGCGATATAATCCATTTACACCATTTATGAAACACAGAGGACATTGTCATAGTATAGTTGGCCTACTAATAATATCAATACCTTTCTTACTATTAACTACAGATACAATAAAAGGAACAGATATGTATTATATGGTAGTTATAGGCGGCTTATCACATTTATTTGGTGACAAACTAAGTTCCGCAATGAAGAGACACAAATTTCTTATTAAAATATGGTAAAAGAAAAATAAAAAATAGAAATAAGTCACATTGATTAAGAACACAGCAAATGCAGCTATTTAGGCGCTTGCTGTGTTCTTTTTATGTATTATTCATAGCCAATACACCTTCAAGTACAGTAAAAATATTCACACATTTTGTAAAACAGCATAATTTATTAGTAGGAATACAGGGTAATATACCCTGATACAACAAAAACATATAGGAGAGGATTTAGATGTTAAACAACAGCTATTCAGTAAAATTTAGTGAACTAAATACTATAAAGGAGCTAATGCCTGGTACTACTATGTCAGAGGTATTTAAACTAGGTCGAAGGGGCGTTGTAGATGACATAGTAACATGTAAAACAGTATTTCCTACAGCCTCTACAGAGGATATTTCAGCTATAGTAAATAGCAGACATTTTATCCGCTGGTTCATGAATAATAAAAAAATCACAGCTGCTATTATGATAGGGGTACCTGCATTTAGTTTTGGTTTATTTAAACTACATCCAGGAGAATTTCTACAAAAAATTGTAGCCTACAATAAATACGGTGGCGACGCAATTGAAGTATACGCTGAAGGTGGAGGTAACTTCTTCTCAGGTCAAGGGGCTATACTGCTTCATATGCTAATTATAGGATTTATTACTCTAGTAGTATGCAGCTTCTTAAAGTTTACAGGCCGTGGTGATTTTATACCTCTAGTATCCTTTGTAGGCGGTGCAATTATACTCAAGGAAGTAATAGGTCTATTCACTACTATCTATCAGTCAATAAGCACTATGCTTAATATGTAGGAGGTGTTGGCATGTATGATGCTCAAAAGCACACAGAAGTTGAAGGTTTTATAATTAAATGGACTCTAGTAACCACATATACAGGTGTAACAGTTATCTTCGTAACAAAAATACTATTCTTACTACGGGACTACATTGGTAGCGGAAAATTAGCTACAGACCTAGTTACCCATATTTGGGAAGCTGTAAAAGCGCTAATATAAGGAGGCACAGACTATTATGATAATTAAATCATTAATGTACCCTTACTGTAGAAATAAATTAAGAAAGGCCTCTGAAGGTGGCCACCTCTACCAGATTTATATAGAGAAAGATGCAGAGTTTAAACCTTCACAGTATAACAACCTATTCGATAGCCTCTACACTATATATAATTCTAAAAATCCTTATACCTGGCTAACCTTTGAGTTTCAAGGGACAGCTAAAGGTATAAGCCTCTACGCATGGCTATCAGATAATGTTACACAGGAATTTTTACAGTCTAATATAAACTCAATCCACCCAGCTGCAGAGATAGTAGCAATAGATGCAAATAAAGACTACGCCAAACCTGGTAGTATAACCGCTGTAAAAAGTGCCTGTGCTACCCTGGACCTTGATAGTCATTATATATTTAATCTACTACAGAGTGACGGTGAGCGTGTAGGTGCTGACATGGTGGCTAGCCTCTGTGCTAGTATGCAAAATTTAGATGATAATGAAGAGGTATGGGTGCAGTTTACACTACGCCCTATCAACTTCAGAGCACTTACTATAGCCAGTAGCTATTATGAAATATATAAAAAGACAAGCTCCAGACCTTCTAAATTACACCAGCCTTACACTAAGTGGACGGGCTTATTAGAATCACCAAAAGCTCTGGTAGGCGCATTAAAGTATGCAGTAGTGGGTAATTCAGGAGCTAAAGACCATAACACCAGTCTCTCCAGTATTCAGAAAAAGCTGGAAGCTGGTGTATATTTTGACCTCAATATTAGGGCAGTTTGTTATAACCCAGACTTTAAAAAAGGTAGGGCTAGATTAAATACTGTAATAAGCGCCTTTGCACCAGCCACCGATAAAAATAGATTTAGAGCTTATACAAACTACCGTGAAGTCTATAAGCAGACAGTGAAGAGGCCCTGGCTTAAGATATTTAATATAACTCAAGTGAGTAAATTTCTGAAAGAATATTCAGATAGAAGCATTGCAGTCTACCCTACAGAAAACTATGTGACCCCTCCAGAACTCGCCACAGTGCTCCACTTTCCCTCCAAAAACATTCCAGGTGTAATAAGACTCCGAGCTAAGAAAATGGCAGTACCAGACGGTGTATATCAATATAACACTATTGAAGAGGCATGGGCAGATAAAGCTATAGTATTCGGAATGTCTAACTTCAGAGGTAGACAAAAATACCTAGCTTTTAAGGACCTTAAGATGCTAATGCAGCATGTCTACTGTATAGGAGGTACAGGCTCAGGTAAGAGCTACTGGTTATCATTTATAGCTCTTCAGATTACTAGATTTTGCGGCATGACATTCTTTGATGTAAAGGGAGACGTAGCAGATGACCTTATGGCCCACTTACCTAAGTCTGAGTGGAACCGCATACAGTATATAGATATGCAGGACCTAACAATGTTTATGCCTATCAATTTTCTAAGACAGCCAGGCATGAGCACTTATAACCTAGCAACTATGATAGTAAGTGTATTCCTAAAATTAAACTCTGAAGGCTCTATAAAAGAGCACAGCCAAAGTATACTAAGGAGAGCTCTTATAGCTGTTATATCTACTAATGAAGAGGGTTCTATCCTCGAAGTATATCGTATGTTCACAGATGAAGACTACCTAATACACACTATTGAAAAGATGCAGGACCACACAGACTTTCCTGACGTCCTCAGTTACTGGCTGAGCTATGCTCATATGACACCAAAGGCTCGACAAAATGAAGCTAAGGCTATATTAAATAAACTTGAAATTATTACACAAAATGAGCTACCTCGCTATAGTATGTGTCAAAGGGCTAATTTATTCGACTGGCGTAAATTATTAGATGAAAAAGCTATAATTATAGTTAATTATGCTATGGATAAAAATACCACAGAAATAGTGTCCTTTTTTGGTACACTTTTCACAGCCCTTGTATCTAATGGAATATTCTCTAGAGGTGATATACCAGTTAAGGACCGTGTACCTCATATACTATTCATGGATGAGTTTGAACTATTCATTAATCAGTCAGAGGATATACAAAAGTTCCTTGAGCTGGCTAGAAGTTACGGCCTAGGCTTAATCATGGCTCATCAGAGCGTAGAGCAGATTCCAGCACAGCTTATGGGTATGATAGAGGATAATACCTTTACTCAAATTAGTCTACTCATTGGTACCTCTTCAGCCACTAAGATTAAAAGAATGTTCCCTGGCGTAACAGAGGACGACCTGACCTCTATGATTCAGTATACTGGCTATGGTAGGTTTAAAAAGATTCACCCTAATCCCTTCACATTTGACAATTTAGATATGAATGTCTATTTTCCATATGTAGATGATAAAGGCAGAGTAGTTGCAGAGGCTACTAGACTTAAGGAAGTGCAAGCGTGGAAAGAGCAGTATAAGAAAAAGAACTATATGAGGCTAGACCAGATTAAAGATGATATACAAGAAAGATATAGCTTAACTCAAAAGAACCAGATTACAGAGGATGACAGTGCTCCTGTGAAAATAGGTAAGGCCACAGGACGCATTAAAAAGAAAAAATAAGGAGGTTAAAAAAGTGGACGATAAAGAAAAGGCTAGGTGTATAACTAGTCGCAGAATATCTAAGTTTAGTCGTAAGTATACAGAGGTGAGTCGTAGTACCCCTGAAGCTCTTCAAAAAGCTAGTCTAACCCCTAGAGATAAAGAAATGCTGCTGTCTCTCTACTATCAGCGCTGCCTCACCACTAGGCAAATAGCTGAAATGCACTATAAGTATAGCTTCAGAGGCAAAGAAAATACACAAGCAGAACTCATAGCAAGACGTAGGATTAGAAAATTATTTGATAACCGTATAGTAGACAGGTTCTTTGTTGACGTAGGAAATGAAGGCAGCTCACAGGGGCACGTGGTCCTAGATGAATTAGGTGCTAAGGTAGTCGCTGGTATGCTAGGCCAAAAGATAGAAGATATTTCCTGGTCCTATGAAATGAATGAGGCTAGACTTCCGTACCTAGAGCACATGGTAGATACTAATAACTTCTATCTCTACTTGCTTAGAAAAGCTAGAGAGCTAGGTCATGAGGTAACTGGCTTCAGAACAGAGAACCACTGTAGGCATAGTTTTAAGTTCTGGGGCGAGCGTATGATATGCAATCCAGATGCCTACGGCCAGTATTGGTTCTCTGAAGATGAAGGCTTTCACTTCTTTTTAGAGTGGGACAATGGGACTATGACACCGCAAGTATTCCAGCGTAAGCATAAAAGATATGCAGCTTTCTATGGCTCAGGAACCTTTGAGGCTACCTATGGAAGTTTTCCTTTAGTGCTAACCGTTGCCCCTACAAAAGCTAGGGCCCTGGTACTAAGAGACTGTATATACGGAATAGATAATACAGACCTTCAGTGGCTCTTTGCTTCAAAAGATGAAGTAGAGATAAATCCACTGGGTAGCATATGGTATGGAAAAGAAGAAAAGCCCGTGTCTCTACTATAGTGTAGAGGCTACGGGCTTTTCTTCGTCATATTTTAGTATTGCGAATTACTCATTTTTCCAAAGACAAGTTAAATTTCCCATTGAATTGTCAAAACAACCGTATAAGAAATTCAAATCTAAGTATATATCTGCACGACTCAATCCTTCTTTTAGAAAACCATAATCTTCATTCTCTATATCATCAATAAAATTATCCCAATTGCTTGATATAAAGTTAATAAAGCCTTCGTTATTACCTCTTTCTTTGAATCTTCTTATCCATTCTTCTTTCAAATCTTTAATAGGATATACTATAATTACTTTTATATTATTGTCTTTTAGAGCCTTTCTAACTACATCATGGCTTGATACAAATATTATATCTACCTTGCCTATATTAGCCTTTATATACTCGATATAATTTTGTGGGAAATTGGGATTTCTTTCTGTAGTATTTTTTCCATCAGCACCTTTAATCCAACTAAACTCGCTACTATCACTATCCAACATAGAAAACTCATCTTGATGATTATTAAAGCAATAACTTTTTCCACATGCAGGAAAAGCACTAATTACATAAGTCCCATTTACTTTTTTCATTTTTAATTCCTCCTTAAATTTACTACGCAATTTAAACATATTACGTACTACACCACCTCTAGATTTCTTAGGGCACTCTTAACCCTATCTTTGTCATTAAGGTCTATGAAAGTGAATACATGTATGTTAGCTTTATTAGTTTCTAGCCTATGCTCTATTAAGAAGTCTAATACGTCAGCATATCTATTAACCACATAGTCGTTCTCTATAGGCTCTAGCTGCCTAGCCGTAGCCAGTGCTTCCTGCAGCTGCATCTCATCCTTCAGGTCTATAAATCTAATAGCATTTAGTGTTAACACTGTGACCTCTATACTAGCCTCTGTAAGAGTATTTACTACATCGCTATAAGCATTTGATATTCTATTCATTCTCACTACTGCACCTCTCTACTAATTTAGTTTTAAAGGTCTTAAGCTCTGCTACCTTCTTAACTACTTCTTCGAGTCCTTTATTAATGGTGATATTGATTTCTCTATTTACAATAACCTTAAATGCAAGCTCTATGCTAGCGCAGAACGCTACTATTTTCCATTGACCTTCAGGCACCTCAGCATCAGGCTCTTCTATATCCTCAGAGTCCTCTGTAGGTTCCCCAGCTATAACCTTAGGCTTAGGTATATACTTTTCTTTTAATACTACATTAAGTACGTCCAGAGTCTGTATCATATACTTATCACTTATCATTATTCCTTTTTGTTCCTGAGCTACAGCTGTCTCGTTAGGCTCTGGCTTAAATAATAGCTTAGCATCATCTAGATTTATAGGTAGATTTATAGGTGTAGGTTTTACAGCTTGTGCAACAACTTTAGGTGCTACTTGTTTTACAGCCTCTGTAGCCTTAGGTGCAGGTATAGTAGGTTTTACAGGTGCCTTTGTTACTGGTTGTTTTACAGTTTGTACTACCTCTTGTTTTACAGCTTGTTTTACAGGTGTATTTTTATTCAATTTCATAATTATTCACCATCCTTTTTATTTTTTAATAATGATAATAGATATAATTCTATTTCTGCCCTATTAGTAGATTTTTGTAATGTTATATATGTTAGAGCTGTATGTGCCCTCACAGCCATTTCAAAAAGCTCTGGGTCATTATTACTAACTATTATATGATGTATTTCTATATAAATTTCGCTGTACGATACACCAAAAAATACCTCTACTTCTTGGGGGCTTTCAAAGCACCTACCAGTTATTTCTTTCATTATTTCAAATATCTCTTCTTTATTCATTAATTAACACATCCTCTTTATTTTATTTTGGGAGCACTGTATGCTCCACTTAGCTAGTCTCTTGGGTCTTTTTTATACAGCGCACTCTCTAGCCACAATAGAGTTGCAAATAGAGCTACCACATACCCTACAAATATTAGCATACTACCCTCTCCTTATATATTAATTGGAAATGTTTCCCACTTCCTTATTGTTAATATACAAAGGTCTTTCTAAAAAGTATACAGTCCTCTGGGTCTATTATTAGTATGTCCAAGTTTAAGCTTTTTATACTAGTTTTTAATGCTTTTTCTTTTCTCTTCTCTTGACGCTTTTGCAGCTATCCTGTGCCAGGCTAGACATGTCTCGCATCTAATTCTACCATTAGTATTCTTAACCCCACACTGAGCACATTGGCCATTTGCCTTACGCTCAGCTATTCTATCTTTTTGCATCTGACTATATTTAGCTACACAACTAGAGCACACTGACCCATCACGGTCTACTGGTTTTCCACAAGCTGTGCATAGCCCTTTTGCTCGTAACCGTATTAATTGCAACTTATGCTCTGCTCTCAGATACTTACAACAATCCACACAATACGTGCCTTTTCTATCCAAAAGTTCTCCACACTTTATACATAGCCCATTCGCCTTACGATAATCTATCGTCATATTTCCCAATTATTTTTTAGCCTCCTCTTCATTATAAGGTACACCACAGAACGGACAGTATTTATAGGCCATATTTGCCTTTGATTTTTTGGTCTTAGGCTCACCCTTCCTATTTTTGTAGGTGTGCTCAATTACTACAGGACTATATAGCTCCTGCTTAACTGCGCCTCCGTCACTGAACATTAAAGCTGTATTCTGTAGCTTTGCGCCTAGCACCTCTTCTATATCTTTATTTTTTGCATAGCGTTCTTTTAGCTCTGCTTCAATTTCATAGATACACTTACATGCCATTACTCATCAGCCTCCTCAGCATCATTGAATAGGCCTAGCTCTGTACCTAATTGCACACAGCCTATGATAACATTAGCGACCTCAGTACCACTCATACTAGCAAACTCGAAAGTTAAATTATGGTCCCCGTCTTCATTATAAGTGTCTTCATCTGTAATTATTACACCTTTTAATATTTCCTTCTCTGTGCCGTCGTCATATTTGACTATTATTTTCTCCACCATATTATCTTTTACTTTCTTCATATACTATAAGCTCCTTTGTTTCTAAATTTTGACTGTAGTAGTCATGAGCGCTATTTTCTTTATCAGCCTCATTCATAAAATTAAACATCAGCCCACGGAACCCTGCAAAAATAGCTACGTTATATTTTGCACATAGCTCTGCTAATTCCTTTTTAAATTGTTCTCCATTTTCATTCATTTTATAACCACCCTTTCATATACATATAGCAATTTAAAGCACCTTTTACAGTAGTTGTCTTACCTTTTCTTGTTACCCCACCACCGAATAGCATAGGACACTCTGCTGTACAATTAACTTGATTTTTTCTTTTTGGCTCAAAGTCTTTACCACAACTTTTGCATTTTCTCATTTCATATTTTCCCATAGCTCTTCACCCTCTCATTACTTTTTAAATGCTATTTCTTTGTATTCTGCTTGGGATTTAATAAGAATATCAAGACAAACTAAAATACATTCATCGCATATATCAGCATTTGTAGATGTTATTATTCTCTTTGCTTGTTTTTCAGTTTTACCACAAAAACTGCATACTTTCATATAATCACCCCTTAAACTCAATTCGCTATACTTACATTTAGTGTCGAAATTTCGGGAAATTTACGTTTCCCGATAAGTTTTACACCTCTAGCCTAACCACTGTGCCAATTACTTCCAGGTCTTCCTCTCTTACAGTACAAGATAGCGCCATTGTGCCTCCTGTACGACCCTTAAATTCTACTAACCATTTATCTTCATATGCTCTACAAGTAACAATACCGTATGCACCTAAAAGCTCTATAGGTACACTGTTGGTTCTCACCACTTTTACTAGGCTATCTTTTCCTATAACCATTATTACCACCTCAACTCTAAATTTAATGCTTTTCTACGTCTTTCTATTACCATGTCCAAACATCTGCGACACTGTGACCTTCCATCAGCTGGTGCCCCACACTGTACACATAAATGTTTTTCTCTGCGTTCTGCCGTTACCATTCTTGCTCGGAGTCTTAGCTTAGCTGCACAAGGCCCACACAGTAAGGTTTTTCTACCTGCCTCCAGAGGCTTTCTGCAAGTACTACATATCCCCTGCTCATGCAGCTCATGCACATGCTTTCTACTATTTTTATTATTATAGCTGTTGCATGCAGCACAATATATACCCTCCCTATCCAATGGTTGACCACACTGTATACATTTACCGTTATTTTTTCTGGTCATCCTTACTTTATTCATAGCTACTTCTTAGCCTCCTCAGTGCTATAAGTTATATCTATGCTGTGTACAATTGCTTCAGAGCCAGGTGCAAAAGACTCTTTAAGCTCTACAATCTCTATATCATTTTCTAGCTGTGCTTTCAGGTCGGTCTCTATCTCAGCTTTAATGCACTCTGGTAGCCTAGGTATTAGTGGATGCTCATTAAAGTGCAATAGCTTTTTTCTATACATATTGCAGTAATGATTCTCCTCCGTTGCATGTAAAACTAGTCCTTCTGTCTTCGCCCTGTATCTTAAATAGCGCTGTCTCTCTTCTGTTAAAGACAACCAATCACAGTGGTCACAGTATTTATTCATTACCCTCAATCCCCCTCTATTATTTTTTAGCTAACCACACATTGCCATCCTCACTAAACATTAGTAAGTCCTTAGTAGTGTACTTGTTATAATCCATATCTAGCAGTATATAAACATTTAATACATTCTCTAGGTAGTCCTGATAGTGCATATCGAAGTCTGCTATAAGCTCATCTAGCTTAGCTTTTTCACATGTAAGTCTATCCTGTAGACCACGCATAGCCTCTGCTTCAAGCACTGATATACGGCCTAGGTATATCCCCTGAGCTGCAAGCTTATCATTTTCACTACAATCTTGTTTATCCAATTGAGCCCCTGTGCTGAGGCTTAAAACTTTACCCATAATTTTGTACCCCCCTTATTCTGTGCTTAAGTTATTAGGTGCAGCTTCACCCTCTGCATAAAAAGCATTCCTACTAAATCCGACCACATGATGGAACTCATCATGTACATATATTTTATCCTCGGTCTCATAAAATAATGAATAGTCATGGTCTTCTATAAGGTGCACCCTATCATACTGGTCTGTTACAGTCTCTTTTGCCTTTCTTAAGATTACTGGTTCTTCTGGTTCTTTTTTCATACTATACCCTCTCCTTTTAGTTCTTTACAGTTAAACCTATATTTGCCACGTTATATGACCTCCTGGAGAGGCAAATATAGATTTCAGGTGCAATTACATTCCTACTTACTTTGCATCCCCAGAGCTGATGCTAGGGCTTGTGTAGTGCGTAGTAATATAGTTGTCTGACTCATCGCCTGATTTAGTAGCCTTTTTAGCTGGTCATTTTCATGCAGTAGCTCCTCATAGCTTGAGAAGTGGTAATCTAAGGCCGAGGTGGCTACTTGCACTGGCTTAATAGTTTCATGAATAGTTTCATGTCTAGCCATATGTGAAAGTTTGCCAACCTCGGGCTTAAACCAGCTATAAAATTGGTTACGCCCTATTGAAGTTATATTATTAGCTTTAGCATAATCACTAAAATTCTCTAACGCCTGCGCATATACTTTTGCGGTGTTGCTATCCTCTATTTTATCTACTTGCTTAAATAGTTCCATTACTAAATTCTTTGTGCTCCAGGTAGTTTTAGCACTTATTGCTGAATAAAAATCTTCTTCTATAAACATTTACATCGTCCCCCTATAAATTATTGTGCAAGAAAAGGACCTCCGTAGAGGTCCTTGGCTTCTACTATTATTATGCTCTTAATACTTTATTTACATTGCCACATTTTTCACATTTCTTAGTGCAACCATTTCCTAGCTTCATATAAGTTAGCTCTTCACTACACTTCAAACACTTAATTGCTTTTTTATTATCCGCATTTATATACTCTACAGCTACGTTTGGTAGTGCTGTGGCTGCTGTATCTACCTTATTTGCTGGTGCTGGGCCACCTTGAAGCACAGGCTTTCCTACACTTGGAGACTTCGCTGCAGGTGAACCTACAGTTTTAGTAGGTGTAGCTGCTGCTGGTGTAGCTGCTGCTGGTGTAATAGGTACATTAAGTGCTTGCCCTATAAATTCTACTGTAGCAGGACCTAGATTAAGCTCGCCGCCTGAGTCAAATAAGTGGTCTGCATTTAAGTCTTCTTCTTCAACTTCGGGTGCTACATCAGCCTCTGTATCAACTAAGAACTGGCTTATGTCTACTGCTTGCATATCTACTAAAGCTTGTAATGCTTCTAGTGTTACACCTGCAGGTACTTTTCTGCTGTCTACTTTATAATTAGCTTCACCTTCAGCTATAATTTCCCACTGAAGCTCTTCAGGACACGCTTCATATGCTACTATTGAAAGGCCGTTAGTGTACTGATTCCAGCAATGATTGAAGAACTCACACTTTTCAGCGCCTTTTCCCCACGAACAAGGAAAAGCATCAGGAGACTCAGAACATCTTGGTGGCATTATATCTGCCATATCTGCATTAGTTGCTTGCGCTGCCTCTAGTAATTTCTTTGTTTCCCAAAGTTGATTTACTCTAGCTACTACACCTAATACTTGGTCGCTTCCGTAGAATCTTTCACTGTCTACTACTACTCTAAGCACACCGTCTGCTGGCTCACCGTGTATCTCAGGTGTAAACTGGTAGTCAGCGCCTTCGTGCATATCATGCCATAGTATTTGGACCTCTACTAAATCATTGCTGCCCTTATCTTCAATGTAGATGCTTCCATATGGTGTATTTAGCATGTACATATAGAAAGTTATTTGGTCTATATAGCCTCTGAGCTCAGATACATCACCATTAGCTACTCTTTTAAATCCCCAAGGGTTCATAGTCTTAAGGTCCGCTACCATTGGAAGAGCTTCGTATGCTTCGTTGTACTCTCCTTCGGCTGTATATAAACCTATTGACTTAGCGTATGTGTCGTCTATGTCTACTTCAATTTCCCACTGGTCAGTGTCTTCATTCTTGCTGTAACCTATAGTGCATAAATCTTGTGCATGAGCTCTGAGGATATTTACGTCTAGTAATCCATCATAGTGTCCTGCCCATTCCCATTCAAATTGCTTTAAGTAATCGTCGTCCTTTGAGCTTAGACGTTCTTCCATTGAGATTAGAACACCCATGTCTTCCCACCACTTTTGGTATCTGGCATGCATACTGTCTCCATTTGCTAGCTGTCTAAGGTTTTTTGTTGTTCTAGGTATAACTGGTATTTGGTGTTTGAAGAATCCGTATAAGATTTTTCTATCACCACCGCCTAACTCTGAGGCTCTGAAATAGTTCTTAACATTCCCTTTATCTGTGTATTGAGCTTTTGATTGCTCACTGTACTCTCTACTGGCCATTATAAATTTGTTCACTGCTTGCATTAACATCAATATATCAACTCTCTTTCATTTATATTATTTACTCTCTTTGCTATAACTTATGCTGTTATATAATAGTATATACTAACGGTTAGAATTAGTCAACAACTTTTTACAAACATGAACAACTTTTAAGTCATAAGAAAAGCGCCTAGAGAGTGGGCCCTAGGTGCTTTCTTTGACCTTACGCAATATACTTGTTAAATAAATTTTTGACTATATTCTAAGGTCTTGCTATTACTATACTATTACTTACCTATTTATACAATGTTTATATTCCAGTATGTCCGAAGCCACCGCCTCTGCTGTCTTCATCATTGACTATTCCTTCTTCAATGACTAGAGGTCTTATTACTTCATTGAATACTAATTGAGCTATTTTGTTACCCTTACGTATAAGGTAAGTTTTAGCTGGTATAGCGGCTGCTGTCTCTACATCTTCTACAGGCACCTTATTTCCTTTTAGGTCTAAGAAGTGGTCTGTACGATATAGTAGATTAACTCTATCGGCTGTGTTAGTTAATATAACACCTATCTCATCCCTGAAAAAATTATCTACTGTGCCTGGGGCATTAGCCATTCTAATAAGTGTAGCAGCGCTTATGCCTGATTTAGGCCTTACTTGACACTCAAAACGATAGCCTAATTCATGTAGAGGGTGTCTAGGTATTTCCATTTTAATTCCTATTTTAATTATTTTAGTTTCCCCTGGCTGCAATGTAATATCTTCTACAGCGTACACATCCATACCGCTATCACCATCTGATGCATAAGTTGGTATTATTGCATCTACATGTAATTTCTCAATTATTAATTTTCCCATAAGTTGTAGTTGTGCAGCCTCTGCTGACTCTTCAATTTTTGCTGCTATTTCCTTTTTTCTTCTAGTTGACCATTTTTTCATAATAATCTCTCCTCTTATTTTATTTATTTGTAGAGGTCATAAGGCCTCCCAATATCTTTATTTACTTAATAGTTCGTCGTAAGTAAGCTCCCCAACTTCTTTGACTTCATATACTAATATTCCTGTAATATTATCCTTTGCAAACCTAGCACTTGTTAGAGTATCCTTTGCGTACTCTAACGCCTTTTCCTTTGTCACACCTTCAAAAGTTACCCTCTCATTTTTATTCATGTTAGCTACTACTCTGTATAACATACTGATACCTCCATAATTTTATTTGTAGAGGCCTTGCGACCTCTTACTCCTACTATACAAAGGTCTTTTTAGAAAGTATACGGTGGCTATTTTACTGCCTCTGTGTAGGCAAATTTACACTTATTTAACGGCTTATAAGTACCTTTAATCCATTGTCTAATATGCGAGTCATTTGTATTAAAAAAATCAGCACACTGCCTCACGCTACTAAAGTTTTTTATTGCACCGTCTGGATAGCTTACACTAACAGGGTGTTTCCTAGTATTCACTCCCAACTCAGTATTCTCTACAAAGTCTAAGATATGAATATTAGCAGGTGTATAGCCTATACTAGTATCTTTGCGGTCTACACTAGGTACTAGCCCTTTATCTAGTAGGGTCTTTATATCAGCATAGAAGTTTGCATACAAGTATAGTTTCATTTCTGTGGGTGTACTAAAGCCAAAAGGTTCCACTAAATGTCTGTAGCCCTTTTTATACGATTTAGATTTAGCAAATACCCTAGCGTAGGCAGACCATGCCATTTCTCTGCACTTATACATAACAATATCAGTCTCTTTTTGTCTCTGTCTTCTTTGCTTGTTAGCAAAGGCCTTGCACATAAGGCACATAGTCCGATTTCCCTCAAAGTATTCAGATGTGCTCGGTTTATAGCTGTTACATGCCGCACATTTCCTATACAGCGTGCCTTTAACTACCTTAGTTACCATTGCAGCACGTTTTGGTTTATCATGTCCTTCGCAGTGCCTACAATTAGGTCTGTATGACTGTTCTCCATTCCTTTTAAAGCCGTTTTTTGCAAAGTCACCTACATTTTTTTCTTTCCCACATGTCTGGCATATCTTTGTTTCCATAGATTACCACCTCCTAGCCTTATTATACTGCATAAAAGGTGGTTAGTCAACGGGTAAATAATCACCTCACGGGACAAACTCCGTTGGAGCATCCATCTTCCTTAGATAAATCAAAGTCCTCACCTGCAGTATCAAGCTCAGCTTCAAACTTATTTAAAAGCTCTGAGTCTAATACAGTCATCTTAGCTTCTCTAGCCTCATACTCCTCCTCAGTACAAGCTTCTTCAGGTAATAGTGGATAGAATGTAGTAAATCTCTCTAAGAAGCTTACACCTACAAAGTCGTCCCAGTTATCCCAGATAGCTTGCTCTACTTCAGGCCACTCGTGAGGGTGCACATCTATAGTTATGCTTGTGTTGTGTTCTGTGTAGTTCCTTTGAAATCCAAAGTACGTATCAAGCTGGTCCTTTGCTGTTACGTCCATCGTAGTGTGAATAGCTCCACTCTTTACTGGTAGCTCAACAACCCTAGTAGTAACTGGTGTAAGTTTACCCTTAGCATTATACACACCTTGCCCTGTTTCGTTAACTACTGGCCACCCTTGAGCTTCCACAGTCTTTAAAACTGGGTCATTCGCATTTACTCTTACTCTTCTTATATAGTAAGGTGCACGGCTTCTGTGTGCTCCTGGTGACCTACCCCCAGCTACTTTGGATAATGTACCCTCAGGCTTCATAGTAGTGGCTAACTTAGGTGTATCTATTCCTAGCTCACAGGCGTATTCTTCAAGTGCTTCTTTTACTGCCTCTTTTAATTGCATTTGTAGTAGCTTTTCAGGGGGGCTACCTGCTGCAATTCCTACGCTGTCTAGCATATCGTACCAGCCTAATAAGCTTACACCTACTATTCTATCTGCTTTAGCTACTTTATCCCATTCAGGTAGCTCCAGTGTTACTAGGGTCATTCTAAGGGCTGCCCTTGCATTCATTCTATGCGCTTGTACAAAAGCTGGTATATCTAGCATATTACCTACTACAAAGGCCATAGCGTTAGTAGTTACTAGGTTACAGAGTTCCTTATTTTCTAGTAAGATTTCTGCACATGGGTTAATACCTTGGAACGTAGGCTTACGTAGTCTGGCTGCATAGGCATTAACAAAACCAGGTTCTCCATTAGCTCTCATAGTCTCAAAGTGTTTAGTTAGCTGCTCTCTAGTTGGTTTCTCTTCATAGAATACACTGTTATTACTCATATACCTGAAGTTATTTTCTAGGGTTATCTTAGCCTTAGCTTGTAAGGTCTCAGTGTCCTTAGGGTCTATTAAAGCTATCTCGGAGGTTCTTCTTACACCGCCGCTTACAACTAGTGCACCTATTATATTAGCTATATCTAGTGCATGTATAGGTCTTATTTTACCATCTACTGGTCTCGGTGCATACATATCAGTCATTAGGACATTGTGTATTTTTGTAAGCATAATTTTCATGCTCTCACCACCACTAGCTGTGCCTCCGAATGTTTTTAGTCTCTCACCCTTAGGTCTTATAAAATCATAGACTACACGAATAGTATCTACTTTTGAGTACTCATCCTCGGTGATTAGTCTGAAGTATTGGTATATAGCTTCACACCAGCCTTCTTTGCTATCACCAATTACTATAGCTGCAACGCTACCGTATACTTTTAAGCTTGTATCATCCTCCCTAGCATTTTTGCCTCTTACTGGGTTGTAATCATGACTAATTAATCTTATACCCTGGCGCACTGGCTTTAGTTTAGCTACATCTTTTTGTAGTATTCTGAAGCCTACCCCTGTGCCTAATAGCAGTAGATATTGAAGGTCTCTGAAGTCTTCCCACTTCTCAATAGTAGTAAATGCACAGTTGAAATTTGACATTGGAAACTTCCTAGCAGCCTCTGTGCCACCTACCCACAAAGTCCTACCACTAAGGAATTCTCTAAGGTGGAACATGTTGTCAAAGTATTCTTCAGCCTCTGCTGTGCTTGCTTCAGTGATAGGTGCTAAAGATACATTGTACTCAGTGGCTCTAGCACAAGTCTCTTTCCAAGTCTCTCTCCTATGCACCTCAGGTAGCCACCTACTGTAAGTTCTGTAGTAGACAAATTTACCTAGTGCATTCATTTCTTCTGGAAAATCCAGGTACTCACCTAAAAATTCTGTACTTAATAATTTCTTCATATCCTATACCCCCTGTATTTCTAACCATTTGCAGTAACCGATACCCACTGAGTCCCAAACATGGTCTGGTTGCTTGTGTAATACTGTAGCTGCCTCTGGTAGTTTATGCTTAATATAATGCTGCACTTGCAGCTTGCTAGCTCTCATGATTCCTAGTGTTTGCTTCTTCCAATACCCGTTTGCATATATAGTAGCGGGTAGCCCAAGCTGCCTAGTAAGCAGGCGCATATGCTCAGTTAGAAACGCCATTTCTTTATATGTCTTCCCCACAAACTTCCCTTGTTCAACAAAATCTTCCATAACTATGTCCGTAGGGTTTACTTTTTCGACAATTTGTTGTATACTAAGGCCAAGGTGGTCTATTCGGTCTCTAACCTGTACCTCTACACCGTCTTTACGCTTTGATGTATTTAGTACACCAATGGTGTTAGTGATGTGGATTTCAGATGTAGCTGTATTACCCACTAACACGGAGTATCCCATATTAGCGGTCCCTGGGTCAAAGGCTAGTAGAGTGATTATAGCCATATTATAATTCACCACTTTCCAATTTTTATTTTAAAAGTTGAATAACATATTATAAAACTGTGCATACTATGATATGCAAGGCATATAATATATTAAGCTACTCAAAGTAACTGGGATGACGAGTCTTAACAATATTTAATATTTGTTCTGCCAGCACCTCTTTGGGTTGATTGGCATTTAGTATAACGTAGCGGTCTGACTTAGAGGCAAAGTAAAGCATTCCTGCTTTTACTTTAGCATGATAGGCAGCACCTTTGCTCTCGTAGCTGTCTTGAGCACTAAGTTCTCTATATGGTTTTCCATCCAGCACAAACGTTAGGTCAGGCAATAGCAACCCCGTAGCGGCATGATGTAGCTGCAATAAAAATGCAGTTTTCCAGCCCTCGCAGCTACCCTGATACACTAACGAGCTGTCAAAATAACGGTCAGATATTACTATACCACCTCGTTTAAATAATGTAGGCTTTAGTACTTCCTTATAATGTTGGCTTCGGTCGGCCATCATTAAAAATAGCGAAGTAGCTTTACTCAGCTGTGCCGCTGGGTCTAGCAATATTTTACGGAGTTCTTGTCCTAACGGTGTGCCCCCTGGCTCCCTGGTTAGGACGGCCTCTATTCCTAATTTTTGTATGTTTTTTTGTAGCAGAAGGCTTTGGAGAGTACCTCCTAGGCCTTCTGCTGTTTTCTCGAAAGTTATAAATAAGCCTCTGTGTTTCTTCATAGGTCCTCTCCTTTATTCAAAGTGTAGATAGTTCTCATCATAGTCCTCACGTATCGTAACCACTGTGTGCTCCAGCTTAAAATGTCTTACTACTGGTGCATATATAGTCACTGTAGATTGCAGCTCTGGCCTCTGGTAGAATCCTTCAACTCTAGCAAGTTTAGCTATAATCCCTGGGTTTATAATTAGCTTCTTTGGGGGCTCTTGTGCCCAGTAAATATACTGACTCTCTAGCTCATTGAGCTGCTTAAAGAATAAGTCTAGGTCCTCTGTGGTAAGTTTATCATTATTCATGCTTGATTGCCCCCTTAGCTAACAAGGTATAAATTTGATTACGGGCAGTGTTTGCATCTATTTGAGCTTTGTTAATCTCTTCTTTGCCCTCTACCCAAACGTAGCCATAGTATTTTAACCACTGATTTAATGATTGTATTTGTACTTGCATATTATTTCACCTTCTTTCATAGCTTATTTTATTATATAACCTATAGGGTATTCTTTATCCCTGCCACAATATTTATATTTTCCAACTAAAATTCCTACATGTGCACCACCGTATTCTTTAATTATTAAGCTGTCCTTTTCTACATCGGAGAGGGTCTCTGGTAGCTTATCGTATAGCTGCTCTACTGTATTAAAAGGTGTTATGGTATCTTCTAGGCCTTCGAGAGAGCCTACTCTTCTATAACAGTACTTAAAGTCTTCTTCTTTTCCAGGACATAGGCCTAATCTATTCTTAGTATCACATGTTGCACATATCTTACTCATACCTTATCTCCTCATTAAAATTATAAGCATATCTAGGGAAATTGCAGGCATAACTTCCACTAAACTCTGTGTCCATGTGTAAGCAAGCAGTAGCTTTTATTTCTACTAGCCTAGCGGACCCCTTAGCTAGTTGCTTGTTTAGCTCGTTTATCTTTTTTAAGACCTCAGGATAGTGTAGTTTTAAGTGCTCTTTTATCTCACCTTTTAAGCTGCAAGAAAACTTGTCATATGCAGCCATAGTTTCACTGAATGACTCCCAGTGCCTTTGGTGATGCCAGTTTGCTAAATACTTATTCCAGTCCTCTGTATGTTTCTCATACCCATTTATTACAGAGGCACAGTGCTCTTGTACTAGTGAGTCTATTTTAAATGTTATATTGGTTCTAGTACATATCAGCTTGCTTAGCTCAAAGGCACTAGCCACTTGTTCTGTGCTGTAGGCTGTGATAGTGGTACCAGAGCTGTATAGGTCCTTTATTTCAAACATAAAATCAAACTTAAATTCAGGGCGCATTGCATAGGGGTAGTTGCCTATAATGGCATAAGGCTCACTATAGGATGGAATCCTCTTAATAGTCAGGGCTATCGTAGCCACTGAGTTCCCGTTAAACTTGTCTATCTCACTAACTAATGCTTTAATAGATATACCGTCAATAATATAATCTTCATTTATGTCCATAGAGGGCATAGGGCTAAGTCTTGTACTTATCATCTTTATTTACCTCCTATACACTTACTAACTACCTCGGTAGCTAGGTCTTGGTAAGTCTTTAGCAGACTTTTTTTCTGCGCATTATAGTTTTTCCTAAGCGTTTCTAGCCGTACACTTAGCTTAAGTCCTTCTTCGTATTCTAGTATAAACTCAGGCATAAATGCCATAGGTTCATAGCCTTTAGCCACAATACTACCTTTAGCTTTAAACTCTACAACTTCGCCCCAGAGTAGGTATGGGTACATATCATATTTCCAAAATGCCATTATTCTATTCATAAGCTATTTACCTCCTGCTATATTAGTATGCACACGCATGAGGCTAGGGGCTATCTTAAGTCCCCAGACATGGTCTGCTAAGTGAAAGCCTGTAGTACCGTCAAAGTCCTTCATATCCTCCCAGAACACTGACTCTGCAGCTATATCTGGGTGGTCTTTTTGTAGTGCCACTAATTCTCTAGCCCAGATGTCCCAGGTCTTGTCTGGTAGTAGATTACTGTTCATACGATAGTAGATTACACTATGCACTATAATCTGTCTCTGTCTTCTATTTATTAGCTCCAGTATCTTTTCAGGGTCTTTGGCCTGTAGAGGCTTAGTCACTGGGGCTGCTGGTCTATTGGGCACTAGGGCACCTTGTGGTACCCTCTTCTTCAATATAGCCATATCAACGCACCTCAATCCCTGCTAACTTAAATAGGTGCATATCAGGTTTAATATCGTCGTAAGTTACGTCTGTAGCTTCTTTACGAGTTTCCTTAGGGTGTACATATGGTGCCCCGTGTTCATCATGCTTTAAGTCTAGCGCGTGGCTCCATATCTTACCCACTGAAGGCTCTGCTATTAGAGGCATTATATCACTGAAGCCGTCTACTGGTCTTTCCATAATAGACTGTAATATCTTGCAACCTTCTATAGCATACTCTACTGGTGTCTCACACATTAATTCATCATGTATTTGTATAACTGGCTTTAGCCACTTAGGTGCTTCTCTTCTTAGGTTTACCATAGCTGCAGCTATAATATCAGCCGCTGAGCCCTGAATAGGTGTGTTCATTGCTTTATTTTCACCTTTTTTTCTTAGCCACTTATTGGGACTATTTATTTCAGGTATAGGTCTTCGGTGGCCAAACATAGTCTCAACGTAACCGTGTTGTCTAGCATATGCTATAAGGTCATGTTGGTACTGTCTAACCCCTGGATAAGTAGCCATGTACTGAGCTATAAAGTTTTTAGCCTCGTCCACAGTCATACACATCTTAGGGTCAGCTGATAATCCATATTCTGTCATTCCATAAACTAATCCAAAGTTTACCTTTTTAGCTCTATACCTGGCTGGCTTGTATAATTTTGCCACTTCTTCAAGTTTACAAGGTAGCTTAAATACATCTAGTGCAGCTTTCGCGTGTAAGTCGCCTCCGTGAGCTAATACATCTATCATACCTTGCTCTCCTGCATACCAGGCTAGCACTTTTAATTCTACTTGTGAATAATCAGCGCCTACCCAGACAGTTTTGCCTGATAGTTTATTAGTATTTATATATACTGTAGGTCTAGTCAAAGGGCTTCTGAGGCCGCTGTAGTCCTTCTTAGGGTCATAGTCTGGAGCTTCAAATACACCACGTATACCCATCGGGTCATTATCAGCACGAGGTATGTTCTGAAGATTTGGTTTCTTAGACGCTAGCCTCCATGTGTTTACTAGGTTTAGGCATGTATGCAGCTTATGCGTATCTGCTCTACAGAACTGAAGCATACCCCCTACATATTTACCAGATTCATCATCATAGCTTCCCACGTAAGTGCTTTTAATTTTATCATATTTTCTTTTCTCATTTAAAACTTTCATAAATTTATTATCGCTGCTCGCTTCATAGCTCTCTATGATAGCATCTATATTCTTTTTACCTGTTGCAGGCATCCCTGTGGTCTTAGACCTATCAAGGCCTGCAGTGGATACCTTAAGCACGTGGAAAAATAGCCATGCTAAATGCTGTGTGCTTCCCCAGGTAAAGGGTCTCGGTGTCGATATTTTTAGTATAGTAGGGTCACCTTTCCATTTTCCCATGTCGTAGCTACCTGCTGGTACTATTACCTGGCCGTCCTCTTTCATGTCTGCATAGCCCCTGGTGACTTCAACTAATACTTCTTGTAGCTTAGCTTCAAGCCCCTCTTTTATTAGGGTCCCTGCATCATCATATTCACCTTTTAAGGCTCTGTCGGCTATATGCCCCATAGCTATAAGCTTATTAGGATTTATTTTCCAACCAGCAAGCTCATACTCACCTAATACCATCATTCTAGGTATGTCTATCTCTGTTATTACTTCCATCATACCTTCAGCTATTAGTATAGGTAAGAGCTTATAGTATATCCCAAGTGCCCAGTCACTATCTGAGCAGCTGTAGTCTATAATTTCCTGAGTTATAGGTAGCTCATTAAATGTTCTGCTTCGTGAGAACTTCTTAGTTTTAGGCAGCCCTTTGTTAGGACCTGACTTATAAAACTCACCTGTAGGTTCTTCCCAGTTATGCTTGCCTACTGTCTCTTTAAAACTCTTTATATCATCTACGTGTATAAGGCCGTGTACCATACCATCTTTATCAGCTAGCAGAGCCTTAGTTGCTGGCTTTAGCCCTACTTGGACTTCATAACCATCATTCATAGGCACTATATTCTCATCTAATGCTGCAGCTTTTACCATTATCATAGTATCCATTACCTTACCATTGCAGGCTTTGTCAAACATATCAATTCCATATAACATTGACCACTCATGCTCTGCTTTCATGTAATTCCACTATTTCTAGTGGCACAGACTATGCCTTCAAGAACCCTTTTGCAGGAGGTTTGTTTGCAGTTACCCCCTAGGACTCTTGCCCCTCATTTAAGTGATGTATATTCTCGTGACACTGCTTGCATAACCATGTAATTTCAAAAGGTTTATTGTAGTCTACATGGTGGGCTTCAGTATTACATTCTTTACCACATATAGTGCAATTAGTGGGCTTTACTAGCTTACCATACTTAATAGCTGCATTAACTTTAGCTCTGGTATTCTCCTTCAGCTTGCCCTCCGCTGTGCGCCTATATTTTCTTGAATTAGCATTACGCCTGGCCTTTCCTTCAGGTGTGCTAAGCCTGACCTTCTCTTTAGCTATGCGCTCATCTTTATGCTCTTTATAGTTTTGCTTTAAATACGCTTTATATGCCTCAGGGTCTTGCTCTCTCCATTCCCTAGAGTGAGCTAAACACTTTTCTATATTCTTTTCTCTCCATGCATGTTTATAATCTTTTTCACAGACTTTACAATGACCTCTTAAGCGTCTTTCGCCTTTAACTAAGAAAGTAGCAAACTCTTCAGGTGTCTTATCTGCTCCACATTTAGTACATATCATCATATCACCTACTTTAATTTATTTTTTACATCACTTCTCTACTTGCCCTGCAAAGGCTCGTATCAGTCGTTACATCCCAGCTAATGTCACCATTACTGTAGACACGGCGTTACCTTATCTTTCAACTTAGGATTCACCGTTGTGAGAGGGGTTTTACAACATCAATTATGTCTAACGTTGTGGATGACCAATAAAATATTAGGGTCTTCCATTATAGGCTTCATAAAGTCCTTTATAAATTCGTCTAGGTTCCAATTAGCTCCATAGCTATCCATAGCCAAAGGCATACAGAAAGCTTGACCCACCTTATAGGCAAATGACACCATAGTTAAATGATGGTCTTGTGGGTCCTGTGCTTCATCATCTGGGTCCCCGTCTGTTTCATAGTCTAGGGCACATATGCCCCCTTTTATTATATGCTGTCTTAGAAGCTCAAGCTTCTCAGGTTCATTTCTACTTATAATATGGTAGCCACTTTCAGGCAATCCACCTGTAGAGGCCACTGCTTTTACAATAGGCTTTACAGCCTTTTTAAGAGGTGCCACTATAGTGGTCGATAAATTGGCCTCGGTAACCTCTTTTAATTGCACAGGCGTCCTCTTACGCGTAATTCCGATGCCTGTACCAGCATCTATATCATTATTAGTTGGCTTTTTATTTTTCTGGTCTTCTATTTTCTTTTTTAGCATTGATAAATTTCCCATTTTCCCCCAGCTCCTCTGTCTTATTTACATAGCTCGTCTAAATACTCGGTCATTAGTATTCCTAGCCTCGGTGTAGCTAAATAGTACTTTTTAGATACTCTTTTAACTAAGCCAAAACCTTTCAGCAGCTTTAGTCTCTTCATTACTGGATTGTCGCTCCAGCCGTAGGTGTCGTATATCTGTTCTGCGGTTACTATCTTATTTTCATATATGAACTTAAGCAGCTCCCGTGTCATAGCTTTAGATTCTACTCTTTTTGTTGGATGTAGTATAGCTCTTATATACATTACGTCCTGCGTGCTTAAGTCCTGCACCTCTTTACTTGGTACCTTTTGCGCATACATTAGTTGCACACGCAATTTATAATCCTCTAATATCTTTTCTGGTGTAATCATATATTCCAGCTCCTTTTGATTAATCTTCCAGGCTCCACCCGTGCTCACAGCAATTTGTTAGCCCCCTTAGAATGCTTATAACATTGTGTACTAACTGTGCCTTTGCAAATGCTTGTGCCATAGGTATGTCCCCTGTATTATTTTCTTGCTCTTCTTTTTGCTTTTCCCACATAATATTTCTGTTATAGGTCTTTGTATGGATGCTATTTATAGCCTGCCATATATAGCCCTCTTCTTTGTTGTACTTAGAACAAAATTGTTGCACTTGCTCTTCTAAGAATATTCCACTTTCCATCATAATTAACTCCTCCTATACCATTTGTTTATTACTGTCTATATATACAAGTTTAAACAACATTGAACAATTTGTCAACATAAAAAAGAGGGGCTTAGTTGTCTCCCCTCAGTGGTTGCCTCATATAATTTTTATTGCATTAAAAAGTCTATAAACTTTGGTAGCTTCTTAAGACCTGACCTGGTGCTCTTTGTCATGCTATGCTTATTTAATATAGCTAGTCTAGCAGTTACCTGAGCACGGTCATAACCTAACATATCCATAATCTCGTTAGGCTTCAATATGTCATTTCTCCTGAAGAGTGCTAATATTTCTGCAGATACTGCAGCGTTATCACCAAAGTCTAAGGCTTTTAATGCTTTAGATACCTCAGCTCTCTCTTCATCTGTAAGCTCAGACTCTGCACGACTTCGTGCGGAATATTCATCTAACCTACAGTTGTTATCATCATATATGATAGTTATAAAATCTTCTACTGCATCTACATGCTCTTTTTTAACTATAACCTTAGTATGTGTTTCATCTGTAGAATGCACTAAGGCAGCTAGAGCTATTGCTAGTCTGGCTATTTTCTTACGCAAGTCTGCAGGTTCCATTAGCGGTACGTCCTTTGAATAGCCATACTTTTCACCAAGAGACTCGGCTTTTGCTAGTATAGCCTTCATAGTTTTCTTATCTATTTCTATATCACTAGCACTACGGCTCCAGGCCCACAGTATTGAGTCTCTAAATACTGTAGAGTCTATTAGCTGTTTAGTTGATTTCTCATACTCTGCATTTAATACATCCTTTGAAACGTCCCCAGACTCTAGAAATACAGCTAGGTCTAGTCTTCTAATATCTGCTGGAGAGGCAAATAAGGGCTTCAGTGCTTCCACACCATGAGTAAAACTACTTAGTTCTTTTGCTTTTGCTGGGTTAGTCATAAGTATAGTTCTTACTCTGGCATTTGTCTCTGCATTTACTGTCCTATCTACTCTTAGTACCCCAGTGGTTCTAGCCTCTGTAATCTTTCCAAAGTCTTCAGGGTCTAGCTCTGAAAACTCATCTATTGCAATAAGTTTTCTATCAGATAAAGGGTACTTACCCCAGGTAATAAACCAGCGGTCACCAAATTGGTCCAATCTATAAACAAGACCTGTACGACTGGCACCTTCACCTGAAGCTAAGCTACCTAAGCCACTAAATTCCATAATATTTGACACCAATTGGCTCTTAGCCTGACCGCTGTCCCCTACAAGAATAGTTTCTACCCAGCCTCTCTTTTCAAGTTGCCCCTGAAAGTAATAATTCAAGCATGAGTGGTAAGTTAAAAGCACTGCTAAGTGTGGTGCAAACCTATCTCTTACTAGGGTGACATTGTTTACTAGGTCGTCTACAATTAAGCTTATTCTATCGTCTAGGGTCTCTCCTGGCTGCACTTGAAGTACTTTAAAGCTGTCCTTTATTTCGTCAGTGAGCTCAAACCTAGAAACACTATCTTGTAGAGGCTCCTGCGCTTGACTTAGTAGTGTAGCCATTCTATTCTTTGGGTGTGGGTATACATAGCCCTCTATTCTATAGTGACTATTAGACTTTACGTCATCCCCTACAGCATAAATTTTACGTGTAACATATTCATTACCGCTTTCATCTATATCTACTATAGGGCCATCCTCAGAGGTCTTCACAGACTTAATACGCTCTGCCATTGGTACTACTAGCAGCTCACTTATATTAACTGTGTCTATAACTTCGTGAACTACTTTAGTGCAGCTAGCTCCACTATGATATCTTAATATACCTTTTAGCTGTGTAGCATTTTGGTTAGTAGCCTCAATTAGAAAGCTGTCATTTTCATGAAATTCCTTTTCATACATTCCGCTGTAGTCATGTAATATACAAGGCTTTTGACAATCTTCTTCATGGTGACATGTAAATCTAACCTTGCTTGGTATTATATAAGGTGTATCCATCTTGCCACTAACTAAGGCATTAAAGGCTACCTTCTTACCTGTATACTCTGCCCTACCTGTTTGTGATAGGTGCATAAACTCAGCTGGCTCTGCTTCTATAGCATGGTCTGAGTGTGCAGGGCAGCCCCTACCACTACATGGTATATTTTCATAGCCTTGGCCGTTCTTATCTCCGTGCAAGCTTCTAATATATGCACAGTGGAACTTATACCTATCTTCCTGATAAACTGTTTTTACACAAGATATAGTAGATGCTTCGACCTCAGTACTTGAGCTAGAGGTCATTGATGCTGGTATTTTCTTAGCCCAGGCTGTCAATATATCACAAGTTTCACCTACAGTTGTGCCTATACCTTTATAATAGGAGGCTAGGGCCATTGTAGCTTTGTTTCTATCGCCATTTTTGAGGATACCTTTGTCTAGTACATATTGTACGCATGTTGGTACACTCTCCATACTAGATAGCACATCATCAGTTATAGAAGCTCTGGTATCTTCCAATCTTTTAGCCTCTGTGTATTCTTGTACTTTAGTTAGGTACCACTCATTAGCTTTTACATTTAGTTGATACTCTACTTGTTCTGGTGGGTATATGTCCCCTCTAGGGGATTTTGCTATATTAGTAATTATATCTCTAATATCCCCCATAAGCTCTGCAGGTGTAAGCTCTACTTTGAAGAGACCTGATTTGTAATGTATTGAGTTTTGTAGCCTTAGTTGGCGGCTATGTCCATATATGGAGGCAGTGTCTAAACATTTTAAGCCTAGCTGTGTTTCTAAATAGGTTGCTATCAATTTATATACTCTGTGTAGGTTTTTATCAGGTTTTATACCGAGCACTACTGGATTAACCAATAGGTGAAATCCTTTAGAGCCACTGAAGTATACTCTTATTTCATCCTCAGTAAAACCAAACCTATCTCTAAAGAATCTTATAATTTTAACAGCGTCTGCTCTACTCTGTTCTAGATTTCTTATCCAAACAAAATCGTTTAAGTTAGAGGCGTCTATTACTTGATTGATTTTAGTACATGTGTCCTGTGTTAAGGGTATCCCCATTTCACTATTGCTGACATGTGCTAAAAGCTCAGCTGGTAGTATTCCTTGTAGCTCTGCTGCTTTTACACAGCCAGCCTCTATAAGCCCTGGTGCAGCTGGTGTAGTTGTATAATCGGCTGCAAGTAGCATCTTAGAGTCTATGTCAAAATATAAAGGCATATACATCGGCTCATTGCCTGCTTGCCTTACTTTATTCCTATATAGCTGTACTGTATTAAATACATTATAGTTGTTACACTGGCTTCTGTACTTCTCTATTGCTTCGCCTACCTCAAGTCTTATCCATTTGGTTCTATCCCCTGTTTTTGGGTTTTGATGAAAAGCATCTACATATTTAAACTCTGCTATGTTATCTGTTACATTATTTGTCTCTGCGCTCTTTTGGTCTGTTCCTTTTGTCATATTGTTTTCCCCCTGCTTCTTTGAGCTTGCTAGCATTGAAATAAGTTTTGCTATCCGCACAGCTGGTCAGCATATGTGTCCTTTCAGTACATTCTGCTACTGTGCCTAAAATGGAAAGCCACTGTAATTCATATGCTAGTTCCCTAAATTATAAGTTTTATATTTGATATATAAAAGGGCCTCTGAATACTATAATTCAGAAGCCCTTGGTCTACGGGCTTATGCCCCTGTTATCTATTTTTTATTAACTGTAGTAATACCATTAGCTATCTCAGTGTAAGTTCCATCTGCATTCATGATACCTAGCATAGTAAACTCTGCTCTGCTATATCTGTTGGTAGAATTTTTTTGCACTTGCCTAGATATAGTCATACGAGTTACTACTTGGCCAATTCCGTAACCAGCTTTAGCTAATTCTTTAACATAGTCAATGAATCTCATAGCGCTTGCTGTAGGTAAATGGAACTCAGGTTCAATAACTTCACCCTCTGTAACTTCTTCTTCCCAGTGGATTTCAAATTTAAGTTTATATCTGTCATCTAATTTTGTGTCACTGTTGTTGAATACTTTGTTATCAGGGTCTGAGTCATCTACAAATTGATAGTATCTTTTACCGTAGTTAACTATAAGGTCAATATAGTTCACTCTAGCCTCTGTAGACTTGTACAAAAACTCTGAGCCGTCCATACTAACATAGTTTCCTGTATTTCCCATACCATCAATATTGTCTAGTATTCCTGCATTTAAATCTTGCATCACTGCACCTGCTGCACTAACGTGTACTGGTGCTGTTGGTTGTTTTACTGGAGCTACTTGTGTATTTGTTACTGGTGTTGCTGCACCTGCTGCTACATTTGCGTTTGGTGCTGGATTTCCTACACCTGCTGCTACATTTGTGTTTGCTACTGGTGCTACATTTGTTGGTGTTACACCTGGTGTTGCTGCTCCTGTGTTTGGTACTGGTTTGAATGCTCTTAATGCCATAATCTTTAATCTCCTCTCATACTTCGTGTTTCATACTGCTTGCTGCTTGTTGTCACACTACCGTGGTCTGTTAAAATTCCAGCCCACTACACGGCCTCCGCAAAGAAGGGGGCTGTGTACTAGGCTGGGAACCTAGTAGGTAATCATTCCTGTAGTCCATTCGCCTGAAGTACTTTATTAAGCTCCTCAGTGCTGAATCTTCTTACTTTATGCTTACCATTTGGATTAATGTCTACAAATTGTACACCAAAATCCTCTAATATTCTATAGAATGTCGCACGACTTCTACATGGTACACCTTTTTCACTTAGATAATCCATTGCTTGTTGCATGGTTATCATCTTACCTACACCCTTAGTTTTAGGAGGTGTACAAGATTGCACTGTGCTCTTCTTTTTCTTTAACAATGTGCATCAGCTCCTTCCTACTATCTATTATATTCAGTATACCACAAAAAATACACAACAATCAACAACTTTGAACAAATATTTTTTATTTATTTTTGGCATACAGGTTGTGCCTCTTGGTGTAGAGGCTATCCTAGCTCTTTTATTTTGTAGTTGTTTATATGAGGGCACTATATAATTATTAGTAGGGGGCTTGTCTTAGTCTCACTATACATAGGCGTTTTCTAAAAGTATACGGAACCTCTGTGTTCTACATAACGTTTTACAGCATATTGGCTAAGTACTGGTAGCAGTGGCTTTAGCTGTATGACATAATGTACAACGCTGCTGCTATTTATCATACCAGCCAGTACCAGGCTGCACAGTGAGCCTCTGTATAAGTTCATCCACTGTGGTGCCATCTTGCACCATATCTGCCGCTTTTCTAAAAGGAAAAAAACCTTTGCCTACTACTACATGTTTACCTAGCTTAGTCTCTGCCTGTTCTACCATATCATAGTAATCATCGGACTCTTCAACTTCTACTAATACTTCTATCTTCATAGTTACTACAGCCTTTTTACCTGTGCGTGTTGGCTTCAGTAATTCGCTCATACTAGAACCTCCTCTACATCATATTTATAATATCTTGCACTGTGAATAGTTTCATAAACGCATTATCATCATTATCTATCATTGCCCTAGACAGCTCTCGCTTACTCTCTAATATCTTTACTTTCTTCTCTTCATACGAGTCCTTCGTAACTAGGTTTATAGCTGTCACTGCAGTTTTGACACCATTTCTATGAGCTCTGGAATAAATTTGCTCCATTTTTGCAGGATTAAATAGGGAGTCATAGCATATAACATAGCTGCCAGCACTTAAGTCAAGACCATAATTTCCAGCCGTCGTCATTAACACACACTGTATGCTGCCTTCTTGAAAGCCTTCTTGTACCTTAGCAGTGTCTGAGGATTTCATGCCACCTCTCACATAGCCTATCTGGTCCTCAGTGAGCAACTTCTTATCCTGAAGCCACTGATATAACAAGTCTGTCATTTGCCTATATTGACTAAATAGTATAAATTTGGTTTTAGTAGGGTCAAGGTCTTTAATTATATTTGCTAGCTCATTTAATTTACCACTCTCCATAGGTAGGCTATCGTCCCCCAGAACCTCTTTCAATAGTCTTGGACTATCAAGTAGTTGCTGAAGTCTTGTTAGCTGTGCTAGAGCTTCTAAATAGCTAAATTCGCCTGTACTTAAATTCTCAAGTATACCTTCTTTAACAGTTTTGTATAAAGTCTTTTGTAGAGGTGTCATAGTCACCCAGTATTCTTGAACTATAAGCTCTGGTAGGTCTGGAAGTGCCTCTGCCTTTAGCATCCGATACATTATAGGGGCTATCTTTTTTCTTAGCTCCTGCATAAGCTCTGGCTTCGGTGCTGTTACATTACCAAAATAATCTTTTATACAGTACCTGTCCACAAACCTGAAGTAGCTACCTAAAAGTCCAGGCTTACATATATCTATTAGGCTCCACATTTCTTGGATATTATTTTCAAGGGGTGTACCTGAGCCTAGGATTTTTCTACCTGCAGATTTTACTGCCTTCATAATATTTTTAGTAGTTTTTGCCTTATTTGACTTTACTCTGTGGCACTCATCCATTACAACGCACCACCGTTCGTCCAGCTTTGGTATTATATCCATGTCCTTTAGGAATAACTCATAGTTCATCACTATAACGTCTGTGCCGTACTCCCACTGCATGTACTGTATTGCTCTGAGCTCTCTACCTTTTAGCTTTTGTGTCGTTCCATCATCCCAGGCAACTAGTTCGGTTTTGTCACCATCTACTACTATATAATTTAAGTCGGTCCATTTATTAATTTCTTTTTCCCAGGTAGAATACTTCAGTGGAGAGGGACAAATTACTAAGCAATGGTCTACTAGACCCGCGCGTTGCCAGTCAATGAAAGTTGCTAGGCTTGTGAGTGACTTACCTAGCCCCATGTCAAAAGCTAGTATGCCTGAGCCTATAGCATCTAAGAAGGCTTTTCCTTTTGCTTGGTATGGATACAGCTGCCCCTTCAGTCCTTGGACCTCTGTGTCTATGCTGCTCATATCAATGTCTTTAGCCTTTATAGCTTGCTTATTACGCTCTTTTAGTGCTACATATATTTTCAGGACCTCAGTAGCTACTTGTATGTCAGGCCATATTCTTTTTACATCCTCTATAGATGCTATAGGAATGGTCCACTGTCTCTTTTTCTTATTCCAGTCATTTCCTGGTATTGCTTTAATCATGCTTCGATAGCTCATTGTATTACCATCAAAGTAGGCGGTTTGCTTGTCCTCTGATAGCTTTAGAATCATAATCTCACCTCATTTACAATTTTATTTTTATTCTAACTAGCTCTGCATCAATCTCCTTAACTAGATTAGTCTTTGTCCAAACTATGAAACCTGTTTTGTGGGAGCTTCTTACTTTCATGAGGCAAACCTTACTACGTAGTGTTGTTAGTCTGTTGCCTACATTGCTCCAATCTATATTAACTGCTTTTTTATATGAATTAATTATATTTACATACTCTGCATATGCATTTAGTAGCTCTCTCATTAATTTCCAACCTCCTATATTTTAGTATATTCTTATCATATCATTATATACAACTTTTTACAAGTGTGAACAATATTTTTAGATAAAAAATAAAGGACCACATCTGTAGTCCTTAGCCTAAGCCGCCTCCAAGGTCTTCATATAAAGGGTTATCGTCTATTTCATCTATCTCAGGCTTTCTTTCCAGTATCTGGCAGCGCCATACGTAAGTTTTGCTGATAAGGTTCATTCCTGCACTCACATAGGCTTCTTTGCCTGTACTCTCGTCATGTTCTAGCTCTAGCATAGGGTTTAATACATATTGTCCTGGTACTTCACTAATTAATAGTCCCACTACATATGATGGCATGTCTGTTTCATAAGTTTGTGGTGCTAAGTGTAATTTTACCCACTGTGGTTGGCTCATAGCTCTGATACCTCCTCTTCATCTAAAAATCTTGGTGACCTACTTAATTGTTCTAGTACAAATAATATCATATCAGGGTCGCCTTCAACAAGGCCAGTTTCTTTTTGGACTTCGTGCATTGCTTTAGTATATGCACTTCGGCTTACTGTGTAGTTACCTGGTTCTCCTGGGATATATCCAAAGAGTTTTATAAGCAATGAATCATGTGCTTCATATACTCTCTTACGTGCCTTTTCAAATTCTGTTGCATCAATTTCTAGCTGTGATTGACTAATTGTCTTATCCATTTCCATTTTTTTAATATACCTTCTTTCTATTTTTTATTTTTAGGGTCTTTGGGAATAAATGGTGATATAACACACCAGGTGAAAAATAGCCATAGGATTATAAATAATACTATAATGTCCATAGCATTGCATCCGATACAATTTCATTCACTGAGGTCTCAAAGTCTTTACGCTGTCTTATAGTTGCTGGTGTTCTATCATATTCGCCAGCATATAAGTTAGTTATTAAGTAGGTTACACCAAGTTCGCTTATTGATAGGTAAACAGTTATTATTGGTGTGCCTCTGTACCACATAGTTATTTCATTGCCAGTGCACCACATTGAGTGATTACCTCTCTCAGAGGTGCCAGTCTCTATAGCTTCTATTATCATTTTAGCTTTTACTGTTTTAAGTTTAATAGCCTTTAACTTACTTACTAATAATTCTTTATTCATAGTTTATTCCACCTTTCTTATTTTAGTCTATTTATAGTATGCTCAATATTGAGTATTTTATGCTTTGGGGGAAGAGGCAGGTGCTAAATGACCGTCTCTTTTTTTTTTTGAAAAAGATGCAATGTAAATCGTTTTCACGTACCAACTCGTAAGCAAATGTCGATACATCACACCAAGTGCCTATGACAATTTTTTTATTTTACTTTTAAAACCTCTTCTGAAAAAATTAAAATTTTTGAAAAAATAAAAGTGTGTTATATCGAGATTTCCTTACGAGTACGTAAGTAATTCTAATTGAAACTGATTTTTTATTATATATATATATTTTGCTGTTTAGTTGTATACAACTAAATTGTGCTAGATTTTATTGGGCTCACTAGGTTAGCCATCCTAACTACAAAATTATCATATATTTCATTAACCTCTAACTCTTTGCATAGTTCTAGGTAGTCTTTAGCCTTCTGAGCTGCTCTTTCATCCCAATCTAAGCTATTTGAATACTCACAAGTTAAGCATATTCTTTTTATCATTATGCCAGTTCTGTGTCTTTTGCTTTTGTAAGCTTCAATTAATTCAGGTATAGTTGCATAGGAGGTAGAGCCTTCACACCAGCTACCTCCTGGATTATACCAACCTGATACTATTTCATATTTATTCATTATCTTATACCTCCTTTAAATTTTCTAGGTCATCTATATTTAAGTCACCTGGGTAGTCTATTTCACTAAATATACAATTTCCTATTTCTTTAGCATAAAAAGTACAATCTACACAGTTGTTATATTTAGCACACTCTGCCTTAATTGTTATAAACATATTTTTAACTTCTTCTTTATTCATTATCTTATACCTCCTCTAAATTATTTCTAAATACCAGCAAAAATCATTTTCATCCCAAAATTCCCAGTTATACATATCACAAAATTCTTCGCATTCTTTTTCTGGTCCTTCAAACATTTCTACCTTTAGTGTTTGTGCACATTTACAAACTTTAGCCATTATCTTATACCCCCTCTTATTTTAGCCTCAGACTTCATTTTAGCGGTCAATTCTCTTTGCAAGCTTTTATACCCCTCGCATATTAATATCTCTAATACGTCCTCCTCTGTAGCATCTACATCCATTTCAGTTTTATAGAATGATTTTAGTTTAGCAATCTTCTTTTTACTTAAAGCACTTACTTTCATATTATTTGGTCCTCCTTAAAATTTTTAGTAGCCGCCTAAGCAGCTACTCTCCTATATTCTATTAATTTAGCTCCAATACTCGTCTCTCTCACCAAAGATGACTTCTACCTCTTCACCTATAAGTTCCCAGCGGCCATTTATAAAAGTTACAACTTTTACTGTGCCCCCAGTATCCTTTTTATAGTCAAAAACTTGTGCATCACTTACTCTTTCTAGTCTAATAGCTATGTCTCTTTGAATTAATACTACGCCTGTATCCTCGTCAATTACAATTACTGTAAATGCTTTTCTGTCCTCTCCACATAGTACAGTTGCGCCATTTCCTACTTTAGGTAGTCTAAATTCTTTTTTCATTTAATACACCATCCTTTTTTATTTTGGGAGCATGTCGCTCCCCTATTCTTACTATACAAAGGTCTTCCCAGAAAGTATACGGTAGCTTATGTCAACTTATCTGCTATATAGCCGCTGTCAACTAGTTCTATGCTATTCTCTAAAAAGTGAAATTCCTGGTGACAGCTGGGGCAGATGTCTACTGTTACATTACCACCAGCTTCCTTCCTTATGGGAAAATGGTGTGCATGTAGTATATAAGTTTTACACTTACACCATGTGCATGTATTACTACCTATGCCTTTTCCTTGCATATTTTTAGCTTCTAACTCTTTCTTGATTTCATATACATTTAGCTTATTTATTTTTATCAGCTTCTTTTTAGCTAGCGAATCTAGTAGCCTATAAGCTGTTTTAGTAGAGGTCGTCATATCATGTGCTATTTGCTTACAAGTAACATTACAGATGAGACTATTTTGCTCTCTGTAGCTCCATAGCACCATATATGTCATCTTTTCAGGCATAGTAAAATTCCCGTCACGAATAAAATCTGAAAGTATATACACTTAACATCAGCCTCCTTAATCTTTATCCCATCCTAGTAGTTTTTTCTCTAGGGCATCATAATCATATTTTCTAGCTTCAAAATTATCAAACTTTAATTTTTTCTCCCCTGCACTCTTATTGTTATTATAATTAGTCTTATTATAGTTATTCTTATTATGAATTTGATTTTCAAAAGTCTTGACCTTTGATTTTAAAAAGTCTTGACCTTTGTTTTTCAAAAGTCCTGAGTTTTGATTTTCAAAGGTCAAAGTATTTTCAGTACTTGCAGAGGATTCATTTCCATTTTCTAACAACTCATCATCTGAGTATATAGTGTCCAGCTCATCAGGGCTACACATATAAATTTCATTGCATCTATTTACACCTAGCTGCTTTTCTACTATCAAATTTTTGCTCTTTAGCTCGTCCATAATTTGGGTCATCTTTTGTGTACCTTTTATATTTAAGTACTTCATTAGTTTTTCTCTACTCAATTTTACGTATATCTCATTATCCTCATTAATCCACCCGTTCTTAGCAGATAAACTTAGCTGGTCCTTCAGTAAGGCATAAGCTAACTTACTCTCATTTTTCATGCTTGTGTAAAAAGGATTAAGGAAAAATGCCTTAGGTAATTTGTAAAATATATCTGAATTTAGGTCATTCACTGTTATTATTTTATTTTTGTTCAAAATTTTCTCCTCCTAAGTACTTGCGCTAGAAGGCCTGCATCGTGTATACTATAGATACAATTTAATACGTAGATGTTTTGTAACTCATAGTATACAGAGGTGCAATTCTCCTAGCTACTTGTTTAATAGAGGTGTTGAAGCACCTCTATTCTATTTTACCATACAAAGGCGACCTTTAAAAGTATACGTAACGAAAAAGCTCCATCTATTAGCTAGATGGAGCTTTTTACTCTATATCAAGGGGGTGCTAGGAGTAGCTTTAGGGATATGAGATAGTCAACACGATGAGGATAAGACTATTTCTTTACTTTTTTAACTTTAGCTTTTAAAGAAGCTGTGTAACTTTTGAAAGTTTTACCAGCTGCAAATGTAGGTACTACTTTTGCAGGAATATTTATTACTTCTTTAGTTCTTGGGTTTCTACCAACTCTAGCAGCTCGGTCTGCTGTAGAGAATGTCCCAAAACCAACTAATATTACATCTTCTCTTTTCTTAGTTCTTTCCTCCACTGTAAGTATTACAGCGTCTAAGCAAGCCTTGGCCACCTTTTGAGATATTTGTAACCCTGTCTCCTTAGTAGCTTTGTCAGCTATTGATTTTACTAATTCCTCTTTGTTCATACTATATGCCTCCTACGTTTTTTTGTGTGCCTGGTATAATGTGGCTTTAACCATCATCTATACAAATTATAACAACTTTGCACAACTATGTAAACCCTTTTTAAAGAAAAAAATTACAGAGGCCATTTAGCCTCTGTAATCGTAAACCTATATACTACTCTCCGCTCTTGATATGACTAGCTATAACACCAATGGCAGTACATATAGTAGCCATAGCATTAGCTATTGTATCCCATTGTTCATCTGGAAATTTTACACCAAAAGAGTCAGTACATAATTTGAATACTCCTATAGCTCCCACCCAAAAAGTAGCTGCAGTCATTTTTGAAGCTATGTTGTTAACCATGCTATCCACTGTTACTACTTTAGTTGTAGCCACTGTAGTTGTAGCAGTAGTAGCTGCTGTAATAGCTTCAGTGATAGCTGCAATAACTTTGTCAGTCTCAACAATAGATGTAGAGGCTGAAGTATCTGTAGAACCTGTGGTAGCAGTGTCCTCAGTAGCTGTAGAGGCTTGTACTACTTCAGCTTCTACTGGTGTAGCTTCTTCAGAAGTAACAGTAGTGTCTTCAGGGACCTTATCAGTGCTGTCCTCTGTAGGTGCAGAGACTTGTACTTCTTCAGCAACTTTAGCAGTGCTGTCCTCAGTGGCTGCAGGTATAGCTCCAGTATCTGTAGCAGTTGTAGCAGTTGTAGCAGCTGGTTGAGCGTCAGCGCTTGTAGCATCTGCAGGTGTTGCAGTAGCTGCAGTTACGGCATTAGCAATAGCTGTGTTAACAGCGGCAGTAATAGCAGCTGCTATAGCATCAGTACCCCCAGTAGTTGCACCTGTAGTAGTTTCAGTGGCTATGGTTGGTTCAGTTATTACGATATTATTTTCATCCATTTATATCATCCTTCCTATTTTTATTTTAATTAACTTTTTCATTATTTTGTGAACTTTCAAATTTAGCCAAAGACATCTGTAGCTCTTTTATTTGTTTAACTAGCTCAAGATTAGTAGCTGTAAGTTCTTTAACCTGTCTAACTAGTTCGAGGTTAGTTACTGTAAGCTGTTCATTCTTATCTTTAAGAGTTTCCATACTTTCATTAAGCACACGGTTGGCTGCTCTCTCCTCACTTAGTTCCTTTCGTACTATAAGTTGGTCATCTTTTAATCTGCCTATCTCCATGCTTAAGTCATTCATCATCTTCTCTTGTCGCTCGTCTAGCTGCTGCTGTCTTGCTACTGCCTGTGTAACCATTGTGCGCTGTACCTCGTCGTTGGATTTCCTAATAACAGCCATGTAAGTGCCCCCAGAGGCTATTAGTGCTACAATAACTGCAGCCCACCACGGGATATTAGATAAGTTCAGAGTCATGTATATCTCCCCCTCAAGCTTTTTATTGCCAGCTTTTCAAAGGTTTTTATATCTGTAATATTACCATATTTTGAAGATTCTGTGTGTCACTTTATACTTTTAGTATGTTAATTTTAATTTCTTAGTATTTATATCAACAGACCATGAAGTGGCATTTGCAAAAGTAGCAGCCATGCTACCATACGGTAGCTCTATATAGTCTATAGCATACGTACTTTTACCTTTTATTTCTGCATATATTAGCATATCTTGTTCTTTAGTTGTCGTGCTTACATAGCCCTGCATTTCTGGCGTAACCAGTAAAACAGCACCTGTTGTAGTATCATAATATATTTTTGCACGCACTTGATTCATTGTTTACCGCCCCCCTTATTCGTAAGCGTACCATGTAATAGTGCCGCTAGTTACTGGCTTACCCTCTGTTTGAAGCACATTAAGGCTAGATAAGTTATACGATGAAGTATTAAACAATTTCATTCCAATACCTTGATAGTAATAATAAAACGTATTTAAATTACTTTGGTAAAATACCCCTACACCTTGATAACTACCATCAACTATAGCTGTTCCAATACCCATTATCGTAGAAGGTGTAAACCCTAGCCCAGATAAATTTATAGTGCTTAAAATGACACCTGTTGATACAGTGGAAGTACCAGTAGCATATTTTTTTCCACCCAAACTTTCTATTGTTACATTACCTATTATTCCACATATTTCCATATTGTTTACTATATTACCAGACTGTAGATTTCCATTTACAGATTGTATCTGAGCAACTGATACTCTTATTTCACCATCACCTGCACCACCTTTTTGATAACCCTTTTCAGGATAAACAGCTAAATCTCCATTCCCCCATTTTCCAACACCTGTGGCATTTCTATAGCCCGTTAAAACGGGAATACTTCCAGTTAATCCAAACATTGATACAGTGCTTAAAAAATTAGAAGCAATAAAGTTAGTATCCCATGCTTTTATTTTAGCAGTAACACCGTCGTAAAATCCGATTGGAGGGATTAATGTAACATCCCCTACTCCGTCAGCTACACCTGTTGCTCCTAAAAGTGTACCTGTTCTATCGACCATAGTTCCTGGAATATTGACATCTACACCATTACTGAATGTTGTAGGTGCTAGAACCTGAGACGCTAGTGCAGTACCCTCTGCACTAGCAGAAACAAAAAAATTGGGACCTGCTAAATTGTAGTAAATAGTATAGGGCTTACCCACTACAAAAGTCGGAGGTAGAGTACCCCCTGGCTTGTACGCCTTTATGCCGTTAATAGTAGTAGCAGCGCCACCGTTGCTAGCACCAGCTATAAAAGTCTTAGGGTAGTTATTTAGCAGCGTTACACCAGTCACTGTAAGAGCTGTAGCCGTACCACCTGCTACTGGGTATATTAAGTCGGTGTTAGCTACAAGGTCAGTTACTTTTTTACCTGAATCTTTTAGGTTACCGCTGGCATCCATTGTTAGTATGTCATCAGCTACTGGCGCTGCAATTTTGTCTGCTTTTGTAACGTCCCCTAGAGCTACCGTGCATTTTATACGATTGTCTGTAAATGTAGTGCCACTTGTCATAGTAGCTACAGCTAAATAAATAGCCGCTGAGTTTGTATTAGTCTTTGTAAGCTGAAATTGTACCTGTATTCTGTGTGCTGTCTCTAGGCCGCCCATTCTAGTATCATTAATATTATTAGCTATAACAGCGCCACCACTTAAGTTACCACTAGCTACCAGTGAGGTATCACCAGTGACCTCTGTATTAATAACAGCTAAGTATACAATATCACCACTGGATACACTGAGGGTCATGTCTCCCAGTATTATATAGGCTATGCCCCCAATTACTACAGTGGTAGCTGGTACTGTTAGCACAGTACCTGAGAGTGTCATAGTGGCTTTAGTATAGAAACCATCTGTTATAAGTGACTTCCCTAGTAGTCCTAATTGGTTATTTTGTATCTTTTGCATTTCATTAAGCTCAGTTTCAAGTATCTTAGCTGGGCTACCGAACTTGACCTGGTTAAAGCCATTACTGACATTAAATTTGTCTACTGCTGAATAGCTTACTGTCATTTAAAAGCACCTCCCTCTAAAATGTTATAACCCAGGCTACTGTGAGTTTCAGTGTTGAGCCTTTGGTCCATACTCCGAATGTTTTATAGTTGAACATATAGCCAGAGCTTAGGGTAGTAGTTGCATTACCACCGAAGAGCCCCATTTCTACTATGCTACCTACTGCCTCTGCTTCATCAAATACGGTGGTAAATTGTATAACATTAGTCTCAGTGGCTGTAGCATTACCGTTCGTGTCTAAATATGTCCAGGCTGTGATAGCTTTTCTAGCTAAGGGCACCCTTAGGGCTGTCTGAGCAAGTGTTTCTGCTTGAGGCACAGCTGTTGTACCAGTGCCCACCCCTGTGCCAACCTCTAGGTAATTTATACCATTACCCCATGAAGTACCTGGTACCATACGTTTAGCCATGAATACAGAGGCTTCACTAACTATAAGGTTTTTGGCGTGCATTTCCCTAACTATACTGTCTTGTGGAATTTCAAAGTATCCCTGCCTAGGGTCTGCCCCCGAGCCTATTGATATAAATTTAGCCTCTCCATTGTGCAGGTAGCCCCCTATAAAGCCTTTTGGACCACCTAAGTCCTCTGGATATGAATCCATAAACTTTGTATCGTTCATTTAGTTGTACCTCCTTCTATACTGTGCCTGTTCTTGTGACAGTGCCGTTTAATGTTAAAGTCATAGTAGCTGTATCCTTCATACGAACTGGTGCTGGTACTAGCTGCATAGTAGCCCCGTCTGGACCTATATTATCTTTATTTAGTGTAAGTGAGGCGTTTATCTGTACCATTCGGAATGCTTCAGGTTCAGCTAATGTCATAGCCACAGAAACACCCGCATCGGCGCTACTTGCAAAGTCACTACCATGTACAGTTTTATACTCTGCTTTATAGTCCTCCGTGCTAGCTACACCTGTATAGTTTAGGTAGTATTTTATGCCGCCACCTTTAGCACTATCAATAATCGTGTGAACATCCACAGCGGAACTCATATAGCTAAGCCCTATTTCAATTTCAAATATCCCTGGGGATACGTCTATTACAGATACTTTACTCTTTGTGATAAGTGATACAAGCTCTGCAAGTGCTATATTATTTGTTTTAATATCTGCTAGGTTCATAAACATATTTTTACGCACAGCCTCATCACTTTGGCCATTAGTTCTCTGTACATTGAAAAAAGTAGCCCAGTAATCTACCCAGGTGCCCCCTGTGACGTTCGCATACATTTGGGGTATACTATTGTCCATATTAATACCCCATGCCTCTACGGCTCGCATAATAGGATATAATAGCTGCCATAAAGTGGAAGTGAAAACTGTTAAAGTTGGTATACCTGAAAGTGGTATGCCTGTAACCTCCATCAGGGTACAAGCTTTCATAGAATCATATGACTGTGCAGTGGCCTCGGAAGCTAAATTTGCTATATACCCCAGCTTATTAATAGCAGTTATTAGTTCACCTATTGTGTAGTCGTCTAAGTAAATAGACTGTGACGTTGGCATATTAGCTTGGTAGCTAGTTGAATGAAAATATAGCTGTGTAGAGGTGACAGTTACCAGGTTGTATTTGCCAGTGCCTTTAGCTATGGTTATAGCTCTAATATCCTGAGCCTCTGTATTCCATTTACTAGTAAGGTTTGCTAGAACTTTATTTAGTACATTCATGTAGTATCACCACCCTACACATAAACAATTGGGCTATTCATTACCACGATGCCATTAGTACTAGGTGTTACATTGTCCATAGTATAGGTAACCCCTGAGTCTATTGACATATAGAGCTTAATGTCACTTACACCGCTGATATTTTTTACACAGGCCTCTACTGCTGACTGAATAGCTGTTTGATTAAGTACAAGACTACTGAAGTATCGAGTTACTTCTGCTTCCACCGTAGCTTGAATAGCAGCCAAAGTAGTCCAACTTTCAGGTGTTAACGCTAGCTTCACTTTAACAGTTTTCATAGGTGCAGAGTATACATTTACCTTTACACCTGCTGGCTTATAACCGTACACTGGGTCACCGTTAGAGTCATAGTAACCTGTTAGCACGGTGCCTACGTTAGTTATTAAAGCTGCAGAGGCAGTGCCTACGCCATTCCATATATAGAGGTCTACTTGGCAAAGTTTATTAACAAGGTCCTCTGTGGCTGTGGCTTGAGTTACCAACTCAATAACTGTGCCACTACTATTAGTTACAGTGGCTTTTTTAGCTCCGTATGCTATAGACTGAAGTACCCCTCTAGACTGAGCTTCCATAAATTCCTGAAACCTAGTTTTTTGCTTATCAGAAGTCTCCTCCTCTGCCCCGTTAATAAAGGCTGAGGCATTAGTTACCCTTTCAACACCTGTAGGTTGCATTATAAATGTTGTTAGTGTGTTGGCATATATATTACCCGCTGTTCCTGCCACAGCACATATTACTGCTACGTCCACTGAAGTAGCTCCTATTTCTATAACTGCTGCTGCTGTGGTATAGAATTTAATGGGAGAACTATACTGTGAAGCTTTAGATGTTAGAGTAGTACCAGCTGCAATATAGTAGGTACCAGTAGCCGCTGTGCTCCTTGAAAATGTAGCTACCCCTGTAGCATACACAGCTGGTGTTTTATCAAAACCAAACACTGCATATACATTAGTTTCTATAAGCTCTTTCATGTATCTATATAGCTTATCAGTTTGCTCTTCCAGTACTATAGCTACTGCTTCATAAATGGTTCTTACTTTAGAGCCTACTGTAAAATCAGTTAGCTTAACGGATACCCCTTTAGTCCAGGTAATCATGTCGGCTACTATGCTTTCCATTGATTTTCTATCAAAAGACATTTTATCTACCTCCCTTCTATGCTGCTACTGCTACTGTTGCCACTGCACTATCGCTAGTACTGTTACTAGTTAAAGTATAGGAAATATCTACACTTACACTAGTCCCCAAGGTGGTAACTGAGTTTATTGTTACATTATCAATACGGTCCTCTGAAGCTAGTGCTCTCAGCACGGCTACTTCTATAAGCTTAGTTTGGTTAGCTATATTTGGGTTTCCTATAAGGTCTTGCACCTCTGAGCCATATGTCGGATGCATAGTAAGTTCATTAAGCATTGTGGTTACTCTGGCAATTACTGCATACTTGACATTAAGTGCACCTGATGCAGAGGATAGGTCACCGCCGCTGTCATCAAAGACCAGGTTGCCATATATATCCAGCACTAAGTCCTCTCCGTTTACATAGTCAGCTGTACTATTTTGTGTAATAGCCTCTTCAGAGGAGCTTACAGGTATATAGATTGTGTCACCTACTATTAGCACGTTAATATCACACCCACCCGTAAAACATGCCTCATTGTATATAGCTACAAAAGCTGTGTCACTGAAGCTATCTAAGTTGCTTCCAGCCTCAGTAATCATGTACTCCATTACATTTCCGAAGGTCCCTGGAGCTGTGCAACGTAGAGGTAGATAGGCAGTGGCTACACCTGCTGGTATAACTGTGTCCTCGGTAACTTCAAAAGTCCTAGTTACACTGCCTTCAAATAGTGTAGGCTTTGTTTTAAACTGGCAGCCTTTTCGTACAGTCGCATTCTCAGCGGTATTAGACCTTATCACAGTTGCATAACCGCTTCCGTAAAACTGATAAGTATCATCTTTGCTGCTCACTATATAGGGGCTAGCCAAGTTATTATAGTCAGATATAGTAGTCCAACTTGTAGCATCACCTAGGTACTGTAGTGCTAATGATTGTAGGGTATCCATATAAGCTAAAACGTGTGCTGTTGCCATCTTATCACCTCCCTAGGTGGTACTTGTAGGTGTTCCTACATACTTATTATTGTATTTATTTTTAAGGTACATTATTGTCTGGAACTCTGTCTGCAGAGCTCTAATTTCAACTAAAAGGTCGTAACATACATTAGTAGCATTACCTAAAATTGCATTTACTGAGCGGCATAAGTCTATATAGTTTTGAAGAGCTACGGTGTCTACATCAATCTTATCGTAGGCACCTGAGTTATAATTAACCAGTGCAATGTTGACACGCTTAGCATAGCTAATAATACTATTTACATCAGTTAGCACCGTGTTTATTTCAGGGTAGTTTCTGTACCTAAGCTCCTCACTGGGCAGATAGTAGGTACTTGACATTACAGCCATCTTGTCACCTCCTTAACTAAGACTTGCAATTACCTCTGAAGCATTGGATATAGCTATTAGTATACGTTTGCTTGAGGCGGCAGTGTCTAGAGACAGTGCATCCACATTAGCATTAGATACCTTCTTAACTGACACGTTAGCCTTCTCTAGCCCTGTGAAGGCGAATTCATAACGATATAGCAGCGACTCAGAGACGCTTCTTTGTAATCGAAACGAAGTAGGCTGAATACGCCAGTACTCCTTATCCTCCCAATTATACCAAAACATTGTATAGTCAGGGTCATTTGTTTCTATAAATTCTCTATAAACTTTATTTCTGAAGTGCATAAACTCTTCATAGCCATCCCTGTACTCACCGTCATCATTGTACCTTTGGCTATAGCCAGTTGTACCTGATATAGACACTGTGGGTAAGCCTGCACCGAAGTCTACAACATAAGAACCTCCTAGTGTCTGTGTAACATTTACACGAGCCTGCTCGGTTTGGCTATAGCTCTGTGGATTTAGTAGCAGCGTGTGCCTCACTATAATTACATCATTTTTTCTAATTTCAAAGGTGTGATGATAGCTTTTCATTTGTTTAAGTGTAGCACTTGATACCCGTGCATTTGACATTATAAGTCACCTCCCCCTAGTTTATATTTGAAGCATGTACTGTGCCCGTGCAAGTTAGCGAGCCTGTGCAGGTTAGTGAACCCTGTATTTTTATTTCGCTTGCTGTAATTTCTACGCTCTGTCTAGTTGCCTTTAAGCTATCATCTAGCATGTGTCCACTTATGTCTGTAGTATTAGTGGGCAGCTGTATAGTTATTTTATCTGGTTCTACCTTTATATAATTAGCTGTGTAGTGGTCATTTCTCACGAAGCCTGCTAGATATGGTGAGTCGGACCTACTCTGTATGAAACCTACAAGCACCAGGTCACCCTCTTTTGGCTTCTTATCTAAGTCGCCTACTACCCAAACAGGGGCTGGCTTACTAAAGTCTAAAAATACTACTTCAATGCGACCATAAGTGTCATAGTTTGCCACGCTTGTTACTCTGCCTATCTGTGTTTGGTCATAGGAAGCGTTTTTGTATACTGTCCTATCACCTAGGCCAGATTGTTCATGCATATTATCACCTCTTTCATTAAGGAATTATTAGGGTCTGACCTGCGTATAGCCACTTACCAGGGGTAGCTGCATTTCTGCTATCTCTCGCTGTAAGTGTATCTTTGTTAGCCTCCCAAAGAGTAGACCACTTAGTACTATCATCATAGCAGGTGTCAGCTATACTCTGAAGCGTGTCACCGTCTTGCACAGTGTAGTACTTTGCAGCAACTTGAGCATCTGTTTGCGTTGCAAGTGGAGGCGATACAGTCACTGTAGAGGCTGTAGTTGTTGAATCCCCTCCACGGGTTACAGTCACCTGAGTCTGCCACTCTCCGTATACTTGAAAATTTTGGCCCACGCCTTCGATATAGAACTCTTTCCCTAGGTCCTTATAGTTTAGCTTTTGACCAATCTTAACGCTGCCCTTACCTCTGATAGTAAGCATTCCTGACAGATAAGCTACATTGTTCTCATACCATGCCTTCAGCTTAGTATTTAGGTCATTTGACATAACCTCTAGCTCTACAGCTGTCGTGTCTGACTGGGAGCGGTCAATCTCGAGGCCCTCTATGCTAATTTCTAGTGGGTTCATACCATACCTGGTCACATTGTCTTGGTTCATTAATGGTGTTATTACATTCTTAGTATTACCCAGAGGCGACATAGTGGACCCTGCCCAGAATACATTATAGTTCTCATTGTCTGAGTAGGATAGCGACTCTTGCAGCACATCTACATACGCTACTGTATGCGTTCTGAGTTTATCCCACGAAGTCTTATCAAAAGGCGTATTCCTGAAGGTTAAGAGTACCTGTGCATTATCTTTTTCACCAAACATTACAGGTGTTCCCCAGTCCCCAGAGGCTATTTTTTCTACATCTTCACTAGTTTCTTCCACAGTCTCATTTACTGTCTGCGCCACAGTACCCTGGTTGATTATTTCCCACTTGTCCCTAGTATCAATAAATAGCTCTGTAAAAGGCTTTATATTGTACTTGCTCATAAAGTTCCATAGGGTGCCTTCATACTGCTGAGCGCTTGCAGTAAATGGTGTGAAGAAGTTTGTCTGTGCAAAAACGTAGCGCACCATGTTTTCAATTGCAGCTGGCTTATAGCCAGGTGTACCACTTGGAGAGTATGAAACATCATCGTATACCATCCAGGTAGTGCTTACTAAGGGCTTCAGTAAATGAATCATCATGGTATCTAGTAGTCTAGCTGGGCTTCCTTTGATTAGAGCGTCGTTAGTAAAGTACTTCATAAGAGTCACCCAGCCTGTAGTTGTGAGTAGAAACTGCTCGCCTTCTGTGCTTGTGCCTAGCTGTGGGTAGAACTTTAACATTGCTTTAATGAACACCTTACCAAAGTCTCTACCAGTTATTACAGTTTGAATATTCGGTGTTGCACTGGTACCACCGCCGTTTCTAGTACGTGTTGGTGTATCAATAAGACCAATCATTACAGTATCTAAGTCCTCTGCAGCTACATGAGTAGTTCCATCTACCCAGGTAACCGTGTCAGACTCAGCCATGTAGCCCATGTAAATAGCGACTAGGTCATTAGGCTTTAATACTGGTGTACCGTCGGGCATCCACCATTCGTCACCAGCTAGGGTTATTGAAAAGGTACCAGCTGGTGAGTCTAACGTCTTATTTGTAGTTATAGAGATAAGTTGGTCTGTAGCATCATAATCAGCTTGAGCCCCTTTAACTATGCCTCTTACTCTGTAACATTTAGCATCAGTGTGAAAAGACACCTGAGCCACCTGTATATAACGCTTTGCATTTGGTATAAGCCTGTGTGTTGCTTGTACTACTGTTGACATTTCACTACCCCCTTACTGTTGGGTTCATAGCAAGCTTCTGTGCTTCATAAGCTTGAATAGCCTGATTTATTAGATTTTTTAGTTGTGCTGCAGTAGAAGTATTTAGGTTAGATACACCATCACCCTTTAGATTTACATCCACAGTGACATGTATACCGCTACCAGTTGATTTAGCTGCATCTGCTGCACTTACAGCGGTGTAAGTACCTGCTCGGTCACCGTCTCCTATATTATTAGCATTTAGTAAGTCTGCTGGGTTTAGTAAGTTACCACTTGCATCCTCATAGCCTATGTGTAAATGTTCACCTGTAGTGCTATAACCTGAGCCTGCTACACCTGGTGTACCACCTGAGTTTCCAAGCCATTCACCTTGGGATACAGTTGTCTGTGTACCATATTGTTTATATCTACTGAGTAGGTCAGGGTTTATACCTGACATATGATAGAAGAGATAAGTTTTCCCGTCAGCCATTGTTACACCAATGTCAGTACCGCCTGCCTGAGAGTTAGCTTTACCGTCTGGGTCATCTGTACCTCCGTCATCCATGTCTAAGAAAGCTAGGGTACCACCTTGTAATGCGTCTACTGCTGTTCCTTGGGCTGCTGCTAAGTCTATGCCTCCGTGTGCATGGTCCCGACCAGCTGTAGCTCCAAAAGCAGAGTTAATATGGTTTGCCCAGCCGTTGAATATAGTACCACCGTTCATAGCATTACTAGCATCACCTGTAGTGTTACTATTATAAGTCATATCGCTAGTTCCACTACTAGTAGCATCGCTAGCAGCATAAATGCCGCTGCTGTCTGCAGTTTCAGCGGTTTGGCCTTCCCCTGATGCGCCCTGTAGTTCCTGCCAAAATTTGGTTACTCCATTAAGCCAGTCTTTATTACTACCATTATCATTATCTGCACCTACTGGGCAGTAACGTGGCTGAATAGTAGCTGGTGTAGTTAGACCATCCCCTACGTAGAGGCTACCCCCTAGATTTTTAGCTTCTGCACTAATGCCCTCTGCTAAGCTGTCAAATGATTGTAGACCACCGCTTCCCCTCATTAGGCCAGCTGGATTATTATAATTAAGAGTACTTCCGTTACCTGTTTCATGCATAGATACAGCGGCTAGGAAGCTAGGGTCTATATTATAGGCAGCACCTGCATCCATGAAGTCCTGGCCGTGGCCTGCAAGTTTACCTCCTAATAATGAGTTAAGAGCGCCTGCTGTTGTTGAGTTTGTATTACCTCTTACGTCTGTATCTGCAGTTATACTTGAGCCACCAGTTCGTGCTGCCGCACCCCCTGAATTGTGACTACCCCCTGAGCTACTTGAGCTACCAGGACTTGTAATGCCTAGAAAACCTTTTATAGCATTCCAAAAATTATCAAAAAATCCAGTTGTTGTTGCACTCATATTTTTATGCTCTTTATAAATGTCATCCATTGTGTCACTAGAATCTTTTCTTATCTGTGCAAGCTTAGTTGCTGTGGTGTTATCCATACTAATTAAGGAAACATCACCTTTTTTCTGCAAGCTAAGTAAGCTAGTTGCACCTTCTGTAGATAGATTGGTTATTTGTAACTTCCCATTTTTAGCTAAGTCTGTGTAACTTAGAAGGCCTTGAGACTTCAGTTCTTCTAGTTTTGCAAGCCCTTCTGTATTTAAACCACTAATATCAAGGGTCCCTTTTTGTGCAAAGTCTTGTAGCTGTGTAGCGGCTTGTTTACTAGCTGCACTGTTGCTACCACTAAGTGAATCATATAAGCCACCCCCAAGTTGGGAGCCTGCCATACCACCACCTACACTGCCTAAGAGCTCCCCTAAAAAGCCACCTATAGCTGCACCTGGAATTGCACCAACACCACCGAAGAGGGCACCTATACCGCCACCTAGCATAGTACCTAGAGAACCGCCTGCCATGCCACCGCCTGCCATCCCTAGCATTGTGCCACCTGCTTTACTAGCAGACCTTCCTAGACCTTCGCCGCTGTATAGGCTGGTACCTAGTTCTATAGCACCGCCTAGCAGGGAACCCCCACCTAGCACTTTACTACCAAAACCTAGTACTTTTTTACCGCCACCTAAGAGTTTGCTCAATAGGCCACTGCTTGACTCTGCATCTACTGCTGCGGAGGATACACCCTTACTTAAAGCTGAACCTTTGTCTATAGTTGCAGCCAAGTCACCAGTTTTTTCATAGTAAGCAGATAATTTTGCTGAAGCACCTTTGTCACCTCTAGCCATCATATCTATAAGGTCACTAGGCATTGCTTTTCCACTGGCTGCATACTCTACAGACTCCATGTCACCTGTTGCCCTATATAGTTGCTCAAGTTTTCCTTGGGCATAGGTATCTCCACCACTTAGCTCTTTTAGCTTCGCAACCTCTGTATCAGTAAGTGCGCCTGCTTTACCATTTCGGCCTACCCCTATTTCCTCTAAGTCTTTACGAGTGTAGCCACTTGCAGCTTTTTCAGCAGCACTGGCCTCTGCAGTGGTTGCCTCTATAGCTTCACCAGCCGCACCACTGCCACCACCTTTCTTAAATAGCTTACTAAGCAGACTACTTGCCCCACCTGCTAAGCTACTTATTGCAACAATAGCGGCTATGCCTAATACGCCCTCTAGTATCTTATCTAAGTACTGCGTATGGTCATTAAGTTCATTAAGAATACCTGTAGCACCTTCTTTAAGGTCTGTAATTATAGGTAAGAACTTCTCACCTAAGTCTCCGAGTGCCTTATCAAAGTTAGCTTCAACGTCTAGAATGTGCTGGCCGTATTCATCTTGTCTTTCTGCAGTATACTTAGCCCCAGAGTCTGTAGCTGCATTAGTGCTCATTACACTATCAATTGCAGTCTTGTCAAAAGCTGAGAAACCGTTGGTTACTTTATCCAGCTCAGTAACCTGACTCTTAGTAGCGTTAAAGCCACCATCTTGAAGCCAGGATTGCATCATTCTTTTAAATATATCATTATTACCGCCTGACATTTGCTTAAGCTCTTGAGCCATAGCTGGTAGGTTATCTCCATTTTGCAGACCGTCTTCAAAACTTGATTGCAAGTCATAAAGCCCCATGCCACCGTATTTGCCAGGGTTATACTTTTGTAGGGCTGACATTCCCATCCATTGCCACTTATCATTATCAGGTTGGAAAATACCGTTTAAGCCACTGATAACATTAGCACCTTGTTGCCCTGTAAGCTTAGTCATGCCGTTCTCGTTACCTATCCTATCTAAAGTAGTCTGATAGGCTAGTATTTGAGAGGAGCTTCCATCTTTAAAGGTTGTATTGATATTGCTAAGCAAGGACGTATGTGCTTGCATAACCTCCATAATACGGGGAAGCATACCTGATTGGCTTACAGAGCCTGCTATCATATCTGCAAATTCTTTAGGCTGTGTAACACCACCTAGCTGTTTAATGCCCCCTATGCTACTACCTACTTGAGCTGAGTCTAAACCATAGCCTCTGGAAAACATTTGTAAGCCATATTGTTGGTTAGCACCGAGAGCGCCACCTCTTGAGCTGTAAGCATCTTGAAGTGCCCAGGACTCTGACTCAGTGTATCCCATATTGCTTCTTCTACCTGTATTTGCTGCTTGCTTGTACATATCGACTGCAGAGCCGTTATAGCTATAGCCTCTGATACGTTGTGCTAGGTCTAACGAGCCTACCTGCCTTTGGTATGCAATTTGGTATGCATCTGTAGCCATTGACATAAGACTTCCAAGACCTGCTAAGCCTAAGGTAAACTTACCTACAGTGCCTGCAATGCTACCAATTTTACTGATTGCACCACCCAGTGCGCTAGTTATAGCCCCAGCTGAAAAGCTATTACCACCGCCGCCGCTTGAAGAGCCTGAGCCACTACCTGAGCTGCCACTACCTGGTACTTTAAACTCAAATTTGTTCGCCTCTGAGTCCCTTTTCTTATATAGCTTTTCTACCTCAAAGACTTGTCTTCTTAGTACATCTAGCTCTTTTTCCCTGGCTTTGATTTTATCATTAATTTCTATCTTATCGACCATATTAGCAGACCGCATTTTATCTGTGAGGTCGTCTATTATATCATTTTGCTTTTTGAACTGACCGTTTACCTCATCCATAGTGCCCTTAAAACGCTGCTTAAACGTGTCAAGCGCACGGAAAGATGAATCGTCAAAAATTCCACCCTTCCGTGCGCCTTTGTCTATTTCACCCATAACGCCTTTAAGGTCACCTTTAAGGTCTTTTAGGCTACGTTCTAGCTGCGTAAATTCACCTTTGGCTGAAACTCTTATGGACTGTTCTGACGTTGCCATAATTCTCACCCCCTATTAATTAGTCTACATCCTGCCAACTATCACTATCACTATTGTAGTTTATTTTAGGCATATCTGATAGTTTATCATCCATATCATCAGTGTCCTTGTCATAGTTCTCATATTCTGCATCTTCGTATACTTTATTACCACTAGCCTCGTCACTAAGCCTTTGGTCCACTGCCATATGTGTAAACTCTAGGTCTATTTGTTCTGGTGTCATACTTAGTATTCTAGGGTCAGTAGGGGGCAGGCAGCCACCGTTACCTGCATAAAACTTCCTTAGCGTCCAAAGTTTACGCTCACTCGGTAACTCCGCTATTTCCTGTAGGTTCTGTCTCACGTGGTTTACGAAAGGAGTTTTCCCATACCTCGTACTTTGCAAATACATGGAATAGCATATCAAGTTCTTCTACTTCTTCAAGCTTCATTAGCCACTCAGGACGCTTAACTAGCAGCACTGTAAGAGTAGCCATAACTTGAGCCATTTCCTTTATACTACTATCTACTAGGTTAATATTTACTACACCATTGAGTCTTAAGTACTCTGATTTTAGAGCTCCCATTCTCATATAGTCCTTCATGCTAGGTCTTTTGAATACTACGGTGCCTTCATACTTATTACCATATAATGACATATAGTCTATACGTATACCTTCTTGCGCTTCACTACCTAATCTAACTTGCTCTGCATTTTCCATAAGTTTTTTTACTATTTCCATATTTTCTGCATTTTGTGCCTTTTCCATTGTTAACCAGCTCCTTCATATTTTTATATATTTACCATAATTAGATTATAAAACAGCCTCCACCAAAAAGGTAGAGGCTATTAAAATTAAAATACCCTGTAGGATACCTACGAAACTGATTCGGCAGTTCCTTGGTCAGCTGCTAAGTAAGACCATGTGGCATTTTCACCTGCTATAGCATTAGCTTTAAAGTTCTCAGAATAGTCATTAAGTGAACAACCTCTGTAAACTACTACTATGTCATTTGTGAATCTGTCTGTAATCTCAATATCAATTACACCCATATTTAAGATACCTACACCTAGTGCAGCTAGCCCTAAATCTTTTAAAGACTTAGTTCTAATCTTAAATTTATCAAGGGACACTGTGCCATCATACTTCAATGGTACATGCTCTTGTGGCATAATAGAGCCTATTTCATACTGGCCTTCTTGACCGAAAGAACGCTTACCGTCTACAGACTGTGCTCTTCCGACTTCTACACCACCTATTTTTAGTTTTATAGTATGCCCTGCATGTGCAGTTTGTTTACTAATACTAGCCATATACGTATACCTCCTTTGATTATAGTGTTAAATGTGTAGTTAATAGGAAGTTGTTGATTGGTAATGTAGGGTAACCTTCCCACTGTAGTATAAATGCTGTGCCGTTTTTTACTACAGATACAGTAGCCGAGTCGTATCCAGATATATACTTAGCTGTTTTGAACCCTTCTATTAAAGTTACTAAATCATTGTACATAGTAGTCTCTATGCCTACTACACCTGCTTGACCTACAAACTTGTCGTCCATGTATTCTCTAATAGTTTGGTTCATATAAACTTTTGTAGTTGATACAGATAATTCACACTCTGTTAAGTCAGCACTTGCAGATGTAGTAACCCCTTGAACTATTCTATAGCCTTTATTACGTACATACTCTGTTGGTGCTATATGTGCCGCTAATAACGTATTAATGTCAGTACCATTGTATATTTTTCCTAGTCCTGGGAATGATACGTATTTATAAGTGATTGGGACTTCAGGTTCTTGACCAGCCCAGGTACCTGCATAAGCTGCTGCTAGGTACTCAGAACCACAGAGTACTGAAGCACCAGTTGAATCATAGTTATAAACCTCTGGTGTAGCTAGTACTACTAACTCAGAGGCAAAGGCTGCTTGTAGTGCTGCTATTGCAGATACTGTAAGTCCTGCCGCATGACCCACAAAGGCCCATCTTTCTCTCTTATTTAGCACACTAGACATTAGGGTACAATGTGCAAAAGCCTTAGCATTAATAGATACAGAGTTTGATGCCACTACAATCCCGTCTATGCTGGCACTTTGTAGACAGTCAATAGCTGATTGCCAGTCTGTGTCTGTGGCTGATTGTGCTACTGGAGAGAACTCTATAAGGTCAGCTCCATGCGCCCACATTATCTTCATAAGTTCTAGTGCTTCGCATTGTCCTAGTGCGGCGGCTGCTAGAATAGGGTCATTGAAGTCAGACACTGAGCCTACAGTACAGGTGTTAGATGCATTTGGTACTCCAACCATAGCTAGAGTTTTAAAACCACCTGCAGTTACAGCTGTCATGCTAGTCGTATCTACAGTTGAATAGGAACCTGGACGCTGAATAGTAGCGCCTCCGAAAGATATATTAATAGCCATACTGTGTTACCTCCTTTTATCTGTATACTCTGCGGGATTGAGTGTCGAAGTCTCTTTCCCACTCTTCTTTACTTCTTGGTGTTTCCCTGTCATTTGCTGGTTCTACTTTAAAACTTGCAAGAAGTCCTGGATTAATTGATTCAGACTTTACAAAATCTTCCAATACAAGCATAGCATCTTTTATAGTTTGCATAGCTGCTGCAGCTTCTTCAGCTGTTGTTCCTGTTGCCACTTCTTCGGGTGTAACCTCCGCTGCTGCTTCAGGTGTAACCTCCGCTGCTGCTTCAGGTGTAACTTCCGCTGCTGCTTCAGGTGTAACCTCCGCTGCTGCTTCAGGTGTAACCTCCGCTGCTGCTTCAGGTGTAA